GGAGTCCTGGAAAACGGGGATGTCGTTGCTGCCGATGCTCACGGCGTAGGTCTGGCCCAGCTCGATCTCCACGGTCTCGGCGAAGTCGCTCAGCGCCTCGGAGTACACGGCGGGCAGAATGGGGATGATGACCTCCTGCCAGATGCCCTGCAGCACGGCGTAGAACCGGGCGTTGCCGTAATACTCACCGCCGTTGCGCTTGAACTCCTCCCAGCTCTCGGGGGCCTTCTTGCCGGTGCTGGCGCAGGCCAGCTTGGCGGCGTACAGCAGGCTCTCCCGCTGGAACTGCTCGTTCAGCTGCTTGTAGCCCCGGTCGTTCATGGTGCGCTGCACGGTGGTGTTCTGTCCTTTGGCGCTCAGAACGGCCATCTTGCCCTTCAGGGCGTGTTCATAAAACAGCACGCGGCCCTTGGCCACGATGTCCTCGCGCTGGTCGTTTCCGTTGATGGCGAAAACCTCATTGGAAACGCTGTTCAGGTTCAGCTTTGCCATTTCTTACTCACTCTCCTCTCTTGTCACGCGGTCACGGTGCTGACCTTGCAGGCCCACACGTCGTAGTACACGAAGCTCTGCCCGGCGCCCTCGGTGAAGTTGCCGGTGCCCTTCAGCTTGAAGTAGATGGCGCCGGTAGCAGTGGGGGCGGCAGCGGCGGGCACCAGCAGGCCGTTGGCGATGGTGAAGATGGTGTTCTCGCCGATGGCGGTGCTCAGGTTGCCCTCGCCGAAGCGGTAGGCGTGCTTGCCGTCAAACACGATCTCGGTGAAGGTGCCGTCCCGGCCCGCAGGAACACCCAGCCCCAGCGTGGCGGTGCCCACGGCGTAGTTGTTGCCGTTGCGTCCGCCCAGCGTGGGCCACTCGTAGGTATTGCAGGCGTACACGCCGGTGTCGGCGTTGGCGGCAGCGCCCGCAGCGTTCATGTAAAAAGCGTTCTCGTTCTTGATGCCCTTGAAGCCCGCACAGGGCAGCTGCTCGCCGCGCACCACCAGCAGACCAGCGGAGCAGTCCGCATCCGCATCGGACACCTGATAGCGTCCCGTGATGTTGCACAGTTCGTTGTACTCGTTGTTGGTGATCCGCGGCTCAAACGCGGTTTTCTCGATGTATGCCATGTTTGTTCACTCTCCTTTTCGTTTTACTTGCCGGCGTCGATGCCCCACTTGTCCAGCAGAGCGTCCACACCCTCGCATCCCTCGCCGCCGTTTCCGGCGATGTGCTCCCAGGCATAGGTGGTCTTGCGCTTCTGTGCGCTGCGTTTGTCGCTCTCCATCACGGCCTCGCCGCACACGGCCAGCACCGCCTCGCGCACCAGCTTTTCTCCCAGCCACGCGCCGTCCTTGTCGCAGCTGTTGGCGTACAGTCCGGCCTCGATGTTCTCATTTACCGCCTTGATGGCGTCCTCCGCCACCTTTTCCTCGCGGTTGGCGTTGAAGGCGTCCAGCGTTGCTTTGGCGGAAGCCTTGCAGGCACTCAGCCGGCGCTTGCTCTCCGCCTCCTGCATGGCGCTGATCTGCTCATTGGCGGCGTCCAGCTTGGCGTTCAGGCTCTTCACATCGCCGTCGGTCTCCTTCACGGAGGCCACGGTGTAGTCCACCACGTCCGCCACATCGGCGTTCAGCTCCACCTCGCCCACGCTCAGCACGATGTGCGCTGCGCAGGGCATGATCTTTCTGGCGATCACCTCTCCGTTGTCGTCAGCGTTAAAGGTGTAGCCGAAAAGATTGCCGGAAGCGTCCAGCAGTGCCACGTTCAGCCCGTCCTCGCTCATGGAGAGCACCTTGTGGTTGGGGAACTTGGTCTGCATCTGCTCCATCGCTCTCTTGTTCATGTTGCTTTTCACTCCTTTTTTTGTGTTTTTGTCGGGTTCCTTGCCGTCGCTGCCCTCTGCGGCTGTGTGCAGCGACGCGGCCCGCAGTTTCAATTCCTTAAATTCCTCCTGCATGGCCGCCAGCTTTGCGATGCTCGCACCCGGTATCGCCGGGTTTACCCTGTCGCCCAGAATGGTCACGCCTATGCCCGACCATTTGGTAAACACGTCCACATCGCCCTCTTTGTGGCTCTCCGACACCATTGTCTCAGCGGAAACGTCCATCGTGCCCTGTTCCACGATCTTCCGCGTCAGCTCCGGGGCGTAAAAAGCAAATAGCCGTCCCTTCGCTCTGAGCCATGTATGACCGCCCCTCTCCACAAGGGTAAAGTCCTTTTCGTCATCGGACAGCGTTCCCACGATGCGCTCGGCCGTCCCCTCCATGAAGGATTGGTACTCCTCCCCGGTCTTGGGATCCCGGCGCTTGCTCATGTTGTGTCCGTCCCCCACCTGCTGCCCCACATAAGCGATCAGAATGGGCTGCCCGATGAAGGTCTTGTAGTAGTCCCGCAGGTTGCGGTAGTCCCACTTGTTCCGGTTTTCACCCTCGCGCAGGACCCACAGCTCCACGCCGAACTCGTATTCGTTGAGCTTCTGCATCACCTTCAGCGTGCCGCTGGCGCTCACCTTCTTGGGCAGCGCCTTGGTTTTCAGCGTGCTCATTCGTCCTCACCGCCTTCAAACAGTTTTCGGCACCAGCTGTCAAAGGTGGCGCGGCTCATACCCCCCTGGTCCCACATGGTCCAGGCATCCAGCAGTTTGCGCCTGTCGTCGGTGTTGGCGATTTGCAGCTCCTCCGCCTTCAGGGAAAGCGCGTTGAACTCCCCATCCGCCGTGGCGCGGATAAATCCGCCCAGTGCCTCGTTGACACCGTCCACAATGGCCACGCACACCTCGAATACCCGGTCCAGGTCGTTGTCAAATTCCTCGTCCAGCTCCGGCGTACCCGGGTACATCAGCCGCAGGTGGTAGTCGTGGGGTATCTCCGCAAAGTCGTCTATCCGCTCAGGCTGCTTGTGCTCCAGCTTGTGTATGGCATCCGACAGAAACGGCATACCCATGTCGCACAGCACCCGGTCCTTGATGTCCGCAAACCACTTTTCCGCATTGCCGTATGCCTCCATCACCCGGCGCATCGGCTCCCGCATAGGTGCGAACCGCGGGTTATCCCAGCTGGCGTATTCCTGTGCTCTCATGTCCTCACTCCCTCTCTCCGCAAAATAAAAATTGGGCCGCAGCCGGTGTTCTCCACCGGCGCAGCCCCATTCGGCTTTCCCCGCAGCCCCTTTGCCGCGGTTATCCACTTTTTACGGCCATTGCGCCTACCTCAATACCCCGCGCATCCGCGCAAGCCTTCGGTCACAGCAGCCGCATTCTCTGTTTTCGTTCCCCACTATCGCAGGGGCTCTCGCCGCCCTATCGGTCTGTCGGCATCGGCAATGCCGTGCCTTTCTTTTTTTTCACCGTGTGTACGGTATGCGCCTTTATGGCCAGTCCCTCCGCCGTCCGGCGTATCTCCACGTCGTTCCCCCGGGCCAGCTCCCGGTTGATCTCGTGCAGGTCGTCCGCCGTCAGTATTGCCGTCATGCCCATTTCTTCTCAGCCTCCCGCGTCCTCTGACGCTTCCTGTCCCTCGGTCCCCGGCGCCCCTTCCGATGCCGGTCTCCCTCCGGGGTTCATGTCGTGGGCCGCCTGCGGCGGCAGTCCGCTTTCGCTCTGCTTGGCGTTGTAGCTGGTCACAAGGGGCAGCCGCAGGTCCATAATGCCGCTTTCTTTCACCGCACGGCTGATGGCCATGTCGTCCATCACGCTCATGTCCAGCATCGCCATGTAAAGCATGGTCTGGGGCAGTATGCCCAGCGTCATGCCCTGTCTGGCGTTTTCAAAGGTCTTTTCGTCCTCCGCGATGTTGCCAAACATGGCGAATCTCCATGAATACTTCAGGTTCAGCCCGTCCATGATGCCCTGCATCATGCGCTCATAGCACCGGTATATCTGCTCGGCAAACTTGCTCTCTATCTGCAAGCTGATATTCGCCACGCCCGCCCGCGGCTCGTCGCTGGTGGGTATCAGTGCGCTCAGGCCCGCCTTCGCCATGGTGTAGCCGTACCCTGCGGAGCTTATCTTCGTGGCGCTGGGCGCCTCGGCCAGCTGGTGCAGCTCCATGTTCTTCAGCGGCGCGGCGTACCAGCCTATGCCGCTGGTGTTGTTCTCCGCCAGTTCGTTGTAAAACCGCGTGCGGAAAAGCTCCCACCCTGCGTTGCTCAGCTTGTAGCTGTCCGACTGCTGCCTCGTGCTGTTGTCGTCGTATTCGATCTCGCCCGTCAGCAGAGAGATCAGCGGGTTCTGTACCAGTTCCAGCTGTATCTGCTCATACTGCGCGATCTGGATAAACGACAGGAAAAGTCCCGTCAGAGGCGATACAACCGCCGTCTGCGCGTCGTCTATCTCAAAGGGATATACGGCATCCACCGGCAGCGTCACCCAGTAGCACCATTTTCCGTTCTGGTAGTATACGTCCGGGTCTCCCGGCAGCACGCCGCCTCCCTGCTCCGCTGCTGTTTTCAGCTCGGTAAAGCGGTTCATATTGATGGTGTTTTTCGCCGCGTATACATACCGGGTGCCCGTGCCCTTTGGCGGTCTCGCCGCCACCTGGGTGAATATGCCCCAGTAGGGCTTAAACAGCTCCCCGAACTGCACCGGCTCACATCCCGGCTTCAGAAAGTACATCATGTTAAAGGCCACGGTGTACTTCGACACGCTGTTGAACCCCACGATCTTTATCCAGTCGCTGGGCAGCTGCTGCATAAAGGCGTAGTTCACCTTGTTGTGGGGCTTGTCCACGCTCACGCGGGGGTAGTAGAATACCTTGCCCTCCTGCACCGCCTGCCCTGCCAGCTTGTGGGCCGTGGTCTTTACGTCCAGCTTGCGCCGCAGCTTCTCCAGCAACTTCCACTCCCGCCAGAACTCGTCGTTCTTCGCCGTGTCCTTATCGGTGAACTCCGGGGCGATGTAGCTGTGATACGTCAGCAGATCCTGGTACATCTTCCGGGTGTGGAAAAGCGGATAGGCTGTAAATTCCAGCCCGTGCTCCACCTGCCGCAGCCCCTGCTCGTTGCCCAGCGGGGCGGTCAGCATCTCTGCCACCGTATTCTTGGTATAGTCCTCCGGCAGCGAGGAGATGGCCTGCACCCTTCGGTTCTGTATGTAGGGGTTCACCCGTGCCGACTGGCTCATGCTCACCCGGCTGAAGGCGCTGGCCAGCGCCCCTGCCGGCATATTGCCGTACTGCTCCGCCAGCGCGTTGAACCGCTGAAATATCTCCGGGTAGGTGCCGCAGGCTACGCTCTGCAATTCACTTGTCAGATTCCTCCGCTTCTCCTGCTCCATGCGCCGCCTCCTCGTCTATGCGGGAGCGCTCTTTTTCCAGCTCCCTCTCCCACGCATCCAGCAGTTCGTTCAGCCGCTTCTGCGTGTCAGCCCTGTTCTTTTTCACCCCGTCCGCCAGCGCCGCCGCGATGCAGTCCGCCAGCCACAGCCGGTCTCGCTCCGTCAGGCGCTTCAAGTCCGCGCCCTTGATCTCCACCGTCTGCATTTTCTTCGGCGCCGTAGTGCGGTACAGCAGCATATACCCCGCCGTTATCCGTACAAATCGCTCCTTTTCCGCCAGCGCCACCGTTTCGCCTGTCACCCGCGCCGCATACAGTCTGTACTTCCTTGCCGCCATTTCAGCATATCCTCCCGCCGCGCCGCGCCGTCACCGTGCGGCCTCCCGCGCCGATTGCCGCCGCCCTGTGCGGTGCCGCGGCGCGGTTTTTGTATTTTGCCAGTTCCGCATCCCAGTCGCTCTTATGCCGCACCGCCTGCGCCAGCTCCTCGCGCTCCAGTATCTGCGCCACCCGCAGCGCATATTTCAGCGCCGACCATATATCGCGCTGTATGTGCTTGCTTATCCGTTCTTCCTTTTGGGTCGTGCCGCTGGCCACCTTTTTCAGGTTCTGTATCTGCCCCACCAGTTCCCGGGTCTTTATGTAGGGGTCTGCCAGCATGGCATCCATGCTGTCGTCCTTGATCCGGTGATACTTTTTGTAGTTCTCCACGCCCTCGTTCACGTTAGAGCACAGCAGTTCCACATTCCGGTTCTCGAATTGAAGTTCCGCGTACCGCACCATCTCCGCGTCCGGGTCGGTCACGCCCGCGCCGCCCGCCTTGATGGGGTACAGGCATGGCACGGCGTTCTCCTGTTCCAGCTCCGTGAAGCTTGCGTGGTTCCTTACGCACAGCGGCGCAAGGCCGTCTCCCAGGTCCATCATCAGGTTCTCCACCACGCTGGTGCCGTACTGCCATGCGTCTATTGCCAGGTATGTCGCGGCCCCTCCGTCGCAGCAGAAGCGGCTCCACACGTCCTTGATCCGCTGCGCCTGCATCATGCTCTTTACCGGTGGGTTCCAAACGTCCACATACACCACCTGCTTCAGGTAGCGGTCCCGCTTCAGCCAGTCCGTTTGACGTGTGCATTTCAGCACCACGCAGGCGCATTTTGCGTTCTTCTTGTCGTCGGCGTAGGATACGTCGTACCCCACGATATAGATCACGTCCTCCGGCTTCAGTTTGTTGCCTATGTCGTAGGCACAGTGCCGGTTCTCCGCGATCATCAGTTTGCGGCACTCTGTCAGCACCTCGTCCCGCACGATAGGATTGCTGTCCGCCCCGGTGTAGCGCGATTCCATTTCGCGCATCCACCGCTCCGGCGTCAGCTTTGTTCGCAGTTTCTGCGCCCAGGAATAGGGCCGCATCTGCTGCAGTACCACGCACTCCCACGATATGTCATAGGCATAGGCGCTCTCGCCCGCCAGCATGGCCTTCATATTCTCGCACCGCGTATCGTAAGCATGGTTCTGCTTCCGCCCCGCACTGGTAATGGCGTGATCCTTGTAGGGGATATAGTTGGGGTCCGGCTTACCGTTTACATTATGCGTCAGTCGCACAGCCGGCAGCACCACCGTCGTGTATTCCGCGAAGTCGAACGCCGGATTTTCTTCCTGTGCGTACTCCTCCGCCGTCACGTCGTGAATATTGTCACCGCGCATGGCGGATATGTAAAAGGCGCTCCCGCAGTCGGTCTCTATCTTGAAGTCATCCTTACTCTCCGCCGTCACCCGCCACTGCTTCGCCAGTGCCGGGTAGTCGTGCTCCGTCTGCCGGTATGTCTTGCTGCCTATGGTTGCCATTTGGCGGTATGACGGTCCATAGTAGGCACTCTGCACACCGGGCCACACCAGCCCGTTCAGCTCCGCGTATTTGAACTTCGTGCTGGTTTTTGTTACGCCTCGCGTTCCAGTGAAGGAAACAGAAGCCTTGCGGGCGTATACCCGCACCATCACCCGCTGCAGCAGTTCCTCGTTTGCAAAGTCTGCCGTCGGGCTCCTGAATACGTCCAGCGCCTTATCCGGGTAGAATCGGCACACCCATACCAAAAATGCCCAAAAGGCATCCTCATAGTTTTCGTAGCTTCGCTCCTGCGTGGGCTTTTTTGTCACCCAGCCAAGACCGGCCACATACGCTTTACCCGTTCGCCTCGCCATCGGTGTTCACATCCTCTGCGTCCGCTTTCGGCTTACCCGGCTTTTTCTTCTTTTTCACCGGGCGCATCCGCACCAGCCCCAGCTTTTCGTAGGCTTCCTTCTCCGCCTCGTTGGGTTTCTCTGCAAACTCGCCTAAATTGTCCTCCAACCGCATCTCGTCCGGCAGCTCTGTCAGCTCCGGTAGTCCGTCGTTCTGCCGCATCCGGTTTTCGTTTATCAGTATCATCTGGTCGGCAGCATCCCGCGTGTAGGGGTATTTGCACGGCCGGCCGAAGAATATACGGAACGCCTCGTCCGGTTCGCAGGGCTTCCCGTTTTTCAGCAGTCCTGCCCGCTCCAGCGCCACCACCATGTTGTCCAGCCGCAGGTCCTCCACCGGTTTCGTGTCCTTCTTCCGCAGGTTTTCCGACGCCAGGTTTTCCTGTATCATGCTGGATAGCTTCTTGGCCTTGTCTATGGCACCCATCTCCGCGGCGTCGTTCATCTGCTTCGTCCACTTTGCCACGTTCCGCAGGATCAACTGCTGCTTGGCGCTCACCGCCTGCTCTCCGCCGAAGTCAGCGCACAGCGCGTTATAGATCCGATCAAACTCGTTGTAGTCCTCGCTGGTGTATGGCACTTTCCCCGTGCCCTCGCCCCAGTCTGCGGCCTGCCGCTTGGTGCCCTGCCTGCCATCCCGTGCGCTTTTCTCCGCGCTCACCGCCTTGGTGAAGTTGCCGTTCTCCAGCCCCTCTCCGAATATCTTGGTGATGTCCGTCAGCCCGTCGAGAAAGCCCAGCTCTCCGCCTCCCGGCGTCCGGTCCAGCTTTTTCTTTGCCAGCTTATCGCAGTAGGTCGTCCACTTGTTTTTGCTCCCGCTTGCCGGCAGCGCGTTCATGTCAAAGGGCTTGTTGAAGCGTATGCAGGCATAAAAATAAGCCAAACTCTCCCCCACCGCATCATTAAGCTGGTCGTAATACGCCTGCTGCTTTTCCGCGTCCATAGGTAAAAGTTCGGCCATCCTGCGCTCCTTTCGGATATTGACACTCCCCGCATCTAAAGAAGGGGGATTCTCGGTTCGCTGACCGTAGCCTGCACCATGCGAGGTCTTACATGGTCTCCCCGAGCGTATGGGTTCGGGCGTGTCCCGCCCTACTTTATGTATGGAGCTACGCCAGTAGGCGCAGACCCTCATGCAAAATGTTCTTTGCGGCGTTTATATCCCTGTCGTGCTGTGCGCCGCACTCCGGGCAAGTCCAGCCGCGCACGGATAGGTCTTTCGTGCCTGACCACTGTGCGCCGCAAGTGGAGCAAATCTGACTGGACGGAAAGAAACGGTTTACCGTGACCACCTGTTTCCCGTACCACGCTGCCTTATACTCCAACTGCCGCCGAAACTCGCCCCATCCGGCATCGGAGATGGACTTCGCCAAACGGTGGTTTCGTACCATGTTCTTCGGAGCCAAGTCCTCAATGCAGATGATGTCGTTTTCACGAATAAACTGTGTGGACAGTTTGTGCGCTGCGTCCTGCCGTTGGTTGGCAATATGCTCATGTAGCCTTGCGACCTTGATGCGGGCTTTCTCCCTGCGGTTACTCCCCTTTGATTTTCGGGAGAGTTGCCGCTGGAGACGCGCCAGTTTCTTTTCGGACTTCGCAAGGTACTTGTGGTTCGGGTATAAAACGCCATCGGAGGTGACAGCAAAAGCCTTGATGCCCACGTCGATACCGACTGCCGCGCCGGTGAGCGGCATAGGTTTAATCTCTGCATCGGTACAGCAGATAGACACGAAATACTTACCGCTGGCGTTTTGGCTGATAGTGGCGGATAGGATACGACCTCTGACCTCTTTGCTGACGCGGCACTTTACGAGGCCGAGTTTTGGTAGCTGCACCGCCGTGTCCAGCACCTTGATATTCGCCCCTACGCACTTGCTCTTGTAGCTCTGCCGGTGGTCATGTTTGCTCTTGAATCGGGGATAACCCGATTTATCACCGTGTTTCACACGGCGGAAAAAGTTTTGAAAGGCAGCGTCCAAGTCTTGAAGGGTTGCCTGCAAAGATGTGGAATCCACTTCCTTCAACCACGGCAATTCCCGCTTGAGCATCGTGAGGCTTTTGTCTTGCTGGAACCGCGTAGGAGATGTTCTTGTTTCTCTGTACTGCTCCTGCCTTTGGGCGAGAAAGTGGTTGAACACATACCGACAGCAGCCAAAATTTCTGGACATTTGCGCTCTCTGCACAGCGGTAGGATACAAACGAAACTTATAGGAATATTCCACTATCTTGCCTCGCTTTCAGGCGTTTTTCTGATTCTCTATGTACTGCTTGATGGCCGGTAAAGGTACACCGCCAACAGTGGATACAAAATATGAGTTATCCCATAGCGAAGGTGTAGCTTATATCTCCATGCCTAAAGTCAGGGGCTTTACGCCACGATTAGTAAAAATGGTACAAAAGAGAATTATCCACTCTCTCGTGTACCATTTTCGCAGGTTTTCCGTCATGTGAGGGACTTTTAAGTCCCTTTCCAATTTTTTTATTCGCGGCCTAAAAGATAGTCCACCGTCACCTCGAAGTAGTCCGCCAGCACCTCCAGCGATGAGGCTTTCGGCTCCATCTCCCCCTCCTCATACCGTCGTATCATGTGCTGGCTCAGTCCGCACAGCTCCGCCAGCACCCGGCGCTTGATCTGCCGTCTTTCCCGCAGTGCCCGCAGTCTTTTAGGGAATAATTCGTTTGCCGCCATCTCACCGCTCCTTCGCGTCCGGCAGTTTTCCCGCTTCCAGCAGCATCTGCGCCTCCGTATTCGATATGGGAACGCCCATTCGCTTGCGCCGCTGTATGCTCTTGATCCTGTCCGCCAGCGCCCTTTCCTTTGTCTTGAAGAACGGGCATTTCCCATTCGCGCTGCACACCAGCTCCCGCAGTCCCGCGCACTCGTTTTTCATGGGTATGTACAGGTCGCATCCGCCCTTTGGGCGGTATGGTCCCTGCGGCGGCGATGCCTTTCTCCCTATGTTCACGCCTCCCGCCACCCCTCTCTACACAGGTACGTGCTGCCCGCAACCAGAAACGCCATGTCCGCTGCCACCACCACCATGCACAATACGCCCACAAGCGTTTTATATACACCCGCCGCCATCAGCAGCGCCAGCACTGCCGCCATCAGCAGCGCCAGCAGTATGTACACCACCGCCCAGCGCCGGTATTTTGCTCTCTTGTCCCTCATGCGCTCACCCTCTTTCTTTTCGCAGTACCCGCAGTGTTCCGCGCATCAGCACCGCATCCTCCACGCCCGGTATCCCATCTACCATCTTATACAGCGCCGGTTCCTCCTCTCGTGGCACTTCTTTCCACTCCACCAGCCCTGCCTTGTCCGCCTCGCAAGCTATGATTGCAAGGTTGTCCCATTTGAAGCGCTCATCCTCTTGCCCTCTTCCGAATTTCCAATATCGGCACGTCAGTTCCTCCATCGTGTAGCTTTCCGCCGCGGCCACGGGCCGTGGCTGTACCTCGTCCATAAGCACGCCGCCCAGTTTATGTATCAGCTTCCGCCGTAGTCTTTCAGTCCAGTTCAATGCTGCCCTCCTTCCACCCCTCCGGCACGATAAATGCCCCTGTCTCCTTGCACACCGCCGCCCCATCGTCCGCTATGTTCTCCGGTTTCAGCGACATCATCTCCGCCTTTTCCTCCGGGGCTGTCACACCCACGTCCGCCTCGGGCGTCAACAGCTGAACGTCCAGGTCGCGGCCCGTCACCAGCACCTGCGCCATGCCCTTCTGCGCGTACCCGATGGCCGGCGACAGGTCCACCATCCGGCTCTCCTCATAGGCTTGCAGCCTTACATAGTTGGCCACCGCGCTGGTGTATGCGCCCACGTTCATGCTGCTGTCCGCGGCCACGTCCAGCACCTTCCGGTAGTTCCTTGAGTCGCCCTCTTTTTTCAGCATATCTATGGTGTAGCGTATGCACCTCTCCACGCCGTGCCAGTCGCTCATGCCGAACTTCTCCGCCACCTTTTCGTACACGCCGCCCTTCTTCGTCCACTGTATCGGTCTTTCCACGGCGCCCTCCAGCACCAGCCGTACCGCCTCCACCGTGTAGTCGAAGCCTGCCAGATCCTCCCTCACGCCCATCGTCCGCAGCGCCTTTATGGCGTATGCCTCATATTTGCTGATGGTTTTCATGTGTTATCTCTCCTTTTCCGGTCTCTCTTCGTAGTATTCTGCCAGCACCAGTTCTTCGTCCCGTATCTGGCAGTGTATGATGCCGCACTTCCGGCACTTCCGGCTCCGCAGATCGAGCCATGCGTCCTCCTTCACCGTTTCGCCCCACTCATGGCGGCAGCCGTACACTTTTTTCAGGAACTCCTCGTACTCGCTTCCCAGCGCGTCCTTGCTGCCCACAAAACGGTCATATTCCGCCAGTTCCTCCGGTGCCACGCTCTCCCGAGACGGCAAAATCTTTTTCAGCAGTTCAAACGGCGCGTACAGTTTCGTCTTTGGCGCATAGTTATTTTTGGTCTCCACTCCGCCTGTTCAGCTCCTTTCCGCACATGATCTGCACGTCCCTCGTCCACGCGCACAGGTGCTTATACCGGCACTCCTCCGGGCACCGTGTCGTCCCTGCGCAGCCAATATACTGGTGCATCTTCACCCGCATGGCCGTCACCACGCCGTTCCACCTCTCCAGCTCCGTGTCTCCCCATTTTGCGGGGTCAAATGCCATCATGTGTGGTGTCTCCTCTCCGTCCATCCGCGCCCCGCAGCCGGGGCAGAACCTCTCGTGCCCATCTCTGGACACTTCGCCGCACGCCGAGCACTCGTAGTGCCCTATGCTGCACTCCTTGTCCGCCCAGTCCTTGTGACAGTGTTCGCAGAATGCCTCCCCGCATATCTGGCACTCCGGTCCGTTGTGGAACCCATAGTCCAGCCTCCACTCATCTATCTCGCCGTGACTGTCCCTATACCATAGGTGCTTTTTGGTGAATACCCATTTGGCACGTTTTATCTCATCCATTTTCGGCGTTCTCCTTCTTCCAATTCTTCCAGTTGCTTCCCCCTCCCGCTGCGTGCCACACCGGCGGTTTGTACGACGTGCCGCACTTGCTGCACGTTATCCAGCTCTCCCCCGGCTTCTGCGCGTCCGGGTATCGTCCCGGGCTTTGGCTCTCCGGTGTTCCGCACAGCGGGCAGCATACCTCATATCCCTTTACGTATTTCAGCGTGATCTCTGCCATCGCTCCGTACCTCCTCAATAATCCGTGACCACGACCGGCAGCCGCCTGAATGGGTCAAACACCACCTTGTCAACCTCGAATGGCTTTACATCGTCATACAGCAGGCCGAACCTCTTAATAGCCTGTTTCTTTGTCCAGCAGAAGCAGTATGCTACATCGTCTGTAAATTCGTGGTCCTCCATTTGTGAAGCACGGGTGAATATCCAGCAGAACATTACTCCACACCCTCTTTTCTCTCGCCGTAGGAGCAGAAGTCGTCCGGCTCTACACACACCGCCTCGCCGGAATACCCGCGGGCATTTGTCTTTGGTTCCGTATGTATGTAACACAAGCCGTTTGGGTAGTTGCGATAGTGCTTGCAGTCCTTGCACCGCACCACCGGAGCAACATCAGCTGCAGGGATGGCATTTATGAGTTCCTTGATGTTCTTCATGCCAAACCCATAGTCAACTCCGCCGAAGTCGTCTGTTTCGCATACATCCGCATCGGCATTGTCGAACTGTTCAAACACTGCCGATCTTTTAATATATTCCGCCATCACAATTCCTCCTTATCTCCTGTTCCATAATGCCCAACGGCGTGTGCTTCCGCATCCATGCGTACACCCACTCCCGGCTCTCCGCCGTGCCCATCGGCTTCTTCTTCGGCGGCAGTTCGCCGTTCTTAGCGGCGGTGGCCGTGGGGTTGTGCTTGTGCTCTCCCATCACTCCGCCCCTCCGGCCATTCGTGCCCCACATCCGGGGCAATAATCCGACAAAACGTATTCATCGTTGCAGCTATACACCGCCTCATAACCGCACTTCGAGCAAGCGTAGCCGCCGATTGGATCGCGCCCTGCAAGCGCGGGGTCCCACCCGGTTATCTCGCTCTCGTATACCGGAAGCCACCCCGCCTGCGGCGTTTCCTCTCCATCCGACTTTCCGCCCCCAGCAAAGCCACGCACCGCGTCCAATACAGCCTTTTCGATGACCGCCTGTATGCTCACTTTGTTCTCGCACACCACAGGCATCTCATCCAAAGATTTGTTATAGTACGTTGCCTTGCGCACCTTCCATTTGCCGTCCCAGAAGTCAACGAAATAGCCAGTGCTTTTTGCCGCTTCCATTTTTGCCGATCTTGCCGCGCCGGTTTTTACGAAGTAGCTTTCCCGCGTCACCCACGGATTTTTGTATATCTTCATGCCGAACCATCCATCTTTGCGCCACAGTGTGGGCAGTAGTCCGTCTTGGCCGCGAACCCTATCTCACAGGCGGAGCAATACTGAATATCTCCCGCGACCTCACTATGGAACGGCACCCATCGTCCATGAACTCCTCCCGTTTCATGCTTCAGTTCGTTATACAGCTCACTGAACCGCTTGTTCCACTTCCTTAGCCCTAAGAAACAGTACACGCCCAGTGCGATCCACAACACGCTGGCGATGTCTTGCAACAGATTTTCCATCACTTCACCTCCTCATCCGCATATCTCTGATACCACAATGGCAATTATTGCCGCTACGTAAACCGCGGCAAAAACTGCAAAGACAGTGTAGCTCCGTTTCTTATACATCGTGTATATGGCGGTAATAAGCAGCGCAATACAGTACACGCCGAGCAAGGCATAGAACCAGCCCACTACTCCACCTCCTGCATCCAGAACTCGCGGCGGCAATCGGTGCACCCCTGGCGCAAACAATCGGCGGTAACCCGTATATCAGCAGAAATACGCTTAGGGCACAGGATCAAAAGCCCGGTGTTATCAATATCAGCCTGAGGATACTGCTCCAAAAACACGCTCTGCCGTGTCTTGCGCGGGTGTGCAGCGGACCACTCCTCAACCTCACGGACAATTTCTTCTGCTGACTTTTCATGTCGATAAATCAAAGACGGCGCTTGCCTTTCTACTTCGTACATCCTGTCTCGCTCTTTAATAAAATTCACAGCATCCATTTACTTCTCCTCCACTTCGTTCCCCCAGCAGTCCCAGCCGTCCGCCTGTTGGCGGGCAAACAGTTCGATGCGGGGCAAATGCCCATACATGGTGTCGATTCTTTCTCTGATCTTTGCTGGTTTCTCTGAGTGTCTCCCCAATTTCTCGCTTAAAAACTGCCGCACATTTGTTACTGCCCGCTTTGGGATTCTGCCTTTTTTGAACGCCAAACATAATTCGCATTGGCTCAAGGTATAAAAGCCGTAGTTGGTTCTCTGCTTATCCCACACAAAGGCTACCGTTTTATACTCAAATCCCCATGATTTGCCCAATTCTATGGCAATATCCAAATTGGGGCTGGTCGCCCACATATACAGCAAGCAATCGTCTGCACCGATTTTGTTCACTGGCAACGCCTTCAGTTCATCCAACGTCATGGTGGGGTAATGTTCATTTACGCCGTTCTCATATTTTTCCCCTTCATCGTAATGCTGGAAATTCATTTGCTTTTGCCTATAAGCCCACGGTGGATCAGCGTAGATGACGTTGTACTTCTTGTCCGTGATAAAAATATCCACCACTGCCATCACATATCCCTCCATTTGCACCCGTCACAGGCGCCCTCGTGTGCTTGTTTGTACTTCCCGCAGTATTGGCATAGCTCGTTTTTCATGGCGTGTAATTCTTCTTTAAGCCGCAAAACCTTGTCTGTTTTCGACACAGCCATGTCAAGCAATTCCTTGATGTCTCCCGGTGTCAGCCCCGTGTCCTCGTAGGCGGCAAGGCGGCTCCACACCTCTTCTTCCCACTTGCAATTCATGGCGCAGTTTCCGCCAACTTCGATGCATTCGGGGCCGCAAAAATGTGTGCAACAGATACCGTTTTCGTGCGATGTTTGCTTGCTATGTGCCGTCAGTCGTTCCACCACTCCGCCTCCTCCTTCACCGCCACAGCCTTTGCCAGCTGTGCCATGCCCTGCTTCATGTCCTCGATCTGCTTATCCCGCCGCGCAATGGCGTCCTTCAGGCTGTCGTTGGCTTTCATCAGTGCCTCGATGTGCCGCTGCTGGTTCTCGATCAGGTCGGCGGCGGCGGTATTTTTCTTCTGACTGCAATCCTCATTGGGACTGCTCGTGCCAAAAAACGCGCAATTCCCCTTGCAATCTGCTTCCGAGCTTGCACAGCACCGCAGCGCGGTCACGATCTCGTCTCTTGTCATGTCATTCCTCCCCAAACCATCTTTTTGTCACCGCGATGGGGAACGGCTCGATCTCGCTTGCCCACCGCGCCGTACCTCTGCCGTGTATCCGCTCAAAGCACAGCGGGAACCCACCTATTCCGTCAAACAAGCTCCCCAGCGTCGCGCCCTCCGGCAGATACCGCGCCATGCGCCGTAGCATCCAGTCCCAGAAGGGCAGGGCTATGGAGTTGCCAAGCGCCTTGTACTTCGGGCTGTCCGCGTCCTTGTGTTTCTTTCCCTTCTCATCCGTCCAGTCGCCAATGTCCACCCATCCGTCCGGGTATCCCTGCAAACGGGTACATTCCAACGGCGTAAGGCGGCGCACTACCATATTCGAGCGTACTACGCCGTTTGCGTTTAGCGTATGACCTGTCCGCGCTTGCAGCGCCCCTCCAACATCGCTTTCTTGCCCATTCCGACAATCTACCGCACTGCAAATATAGGTCTCCGCGTCCGCCCGGTACGCGCAGTTCGCCTTTGCCCGCAGCGCGTGGCTCACGTCCTCACACATCACTGCTTGAGCATCGTGCATGGTGTTTAACGTTTGGCTGACTTCCTCCGCCATAATGCCGGCTTCGTTGGCTTGGCCGTTGCCGATGCCGTATGTCAGCGGCACTTGATTGCCGCCTGTCCCCATTCGAGCCTGCAACGCCGGGACCTGCTCTCCGCACTCGCGGATGACGTCACAGGCGTGTGTCATGTCCAGCGCCACCGCTGGTGCAACCACAGCTGGCTTATTCCCGCCGCACTCGGCGTTCAGTGTAGGGGACAGTTCCTCTTGATAGCCAATGCTCCTCGCCTGTTCACTGTTGCCCAGCTTAAAACCGGCACACAGTACGGCTTCTTTGTCGTTGATGGGGATAGCCACCACCGGCTGATTGTTCCCGCTCATGCCCGCCGCTGCGGTCAGTGTGGGCGCGCGGTCGTCTGTCCGCAGTTCCGCGCCGCCCTGCTGTGTGGCCATGCAGAATATCGCAGGATTATTTACCCCTCCGCCAATGCCGCCTTGCAATGTAGGAGCTTCGCCGCTTGTGGCGAAAATACGCTTACTTTGGCAATCCCACGGAGTTATACAGCTTTGGAAAATCGTCTGATCGTTCCCCGTGCCCAGCGTTCCGCTTTTCTCCGTCTGCACTAACGCGCCTTTTCCTCCTCCGTCACAGCCCCCCCTGATGCGGACTGCATAAGAAGCACCTGCTTCAGCAGTTTCGGCAAATCCTTCCCCCGACGCTCCGCTCGCCGTAATATCCCCTGGCAGGCTTTCGCCGTCAAATTGTATTTCGGATGCGGTGTCTCCTCCAAAATCTGCGACAACCGAGATACGACGACGGCGTTGGGGCACTCCCCAGTATTGCGCGTCGTGAGTTCGCCACACCACGCTCCATCGTCCTCCCATTTCATCGTGATACCCTCCCCAGGTAGGCCAACCCTTTTCAGGCACTTCAATACCGGGGGCTTCCGGCTCGACGATTTCGATGATCTCTTCGAGCACGGCTGCGAAGTCTTTTCCTTTGTTGCTGCTAAAGGCTCCGACCACGTTTTCCCACACGAGATACCGAGGTCTAACCATGTCACCTGTCCGTCCATTCCTTTTGTCCGCCTCCCTCATTTCTTTTACGATGCGTACCTGCTCCATAAACAGGCCGCTTCGCGCTCCCGCCAAACCGGCGCGTTTCCCGGCGATGGATAGATCCTGTCTAACAAGGTGAACCACCTGTAATACACCAAACGGGTTCAATCTCTGCCCCATTTATTTTCGTAATATCGCCTAAATGTTTCACCTAAATCACCTCCTAATCTCCAAACACAACGCCGCACTCGTCCTTCAGCACGTCCTTGATGTGCTTCAGTTTGATGCGGCCCTCGTTTATCTCCTCCGCCAGTTTCTCCAGGCACTCATACAGATACGCGATGCTCTGCGTGTCCCGGCTGTCCGCTGTCTCCTCTAAGACGTGCCAGCCGCATTTGTCCATCAGCACCATCGCCACCATGTCCATGTTCTCCCGTGTGCCTTGCAGCTTGCCACGCATAAAGATGCGGTCGTCCCTGCTCAAATGCTGTTTACCCATTCCCGTCGTCCTCCGAAATGTGCACCACCTCATAGCACCCGAACCGTCCGCCGTTTCGATACGCCTTGCATATCGCGCTTCGTGTGCTGGCGTAGGACCGCCCGGAACGCCGCGCCAGCTCCGCCGTACTCGTGCCCCACCAGCGGGGCAGGCGATATTTGTCCCGCGACACGATCATATACACCGTCGTCATGGGCTTACACCTCCCCGCACCGGCGCAGGCGCAGACTGTCTGCCAGCTCCCGCGCTGACTGCTTCCGCTTGCGCTTCCGGTCCCGCGCCTGCTCCCAGCAGTTGCGGCACTCCGGGTACGGGCAGTTCATGCACTGGTCTATGCGCTCCTGCGGCTCATGCTGGCTGTCCTCCACCGCGCCGCTCAAAAATCGTCCTGTCTCTCCGCAATGTTCCTGCCGCCGGCTCTCCGCCGCGGCATCCACCGTCAGCCACGGGGCCTTGGCGCTGCCCAGGCTCCGCATAAATGCGCCGACGCTCATCGTTCCCTGCATTGCGTACATGATGTTCTATACCTCCCTCACCGTGATGCCGTGGAAATACAGCATCATCTTTCGTTTCATCACAAATAGCCTGTATGAGGCGTTTCCGGTATCACGAAGGCCCTTGCTGTCCTCCACCACCGTCTCGCCGCCCTGCTCATATACGAAGTCGGCCACGTACTCTATGCTTTTCTCCTTCGTGCCGTCCTTGTGTACCTGCTTCGGTATCAATTCGTACTTTACCTGCGTCCGCAGGCCGGATATTTCACCGGCTCTCTGCATCAGCCACAGGTCCATGTACCGCCGCGCCTCCCGCTTGCTGTCAAAGTGCATCAGCGTGCCGTCCGGCATGGTCAAGTCCACTTTCTCGGCGTGGAGCTTGTTTCCCTTTTTCGGCTTTGCGGCCTTTTCCGTCTCCTGTGCTGCTTTCTGCGCCTGTACTTTTTGCAATATCTGCGCCTGAGCCTTCTGCCCGAAGCGGCCTATGTCCTCCATTGTCAATCCCATCGGTTCAGTCCCCCTCCACCGTGCCCATTTCCAGGCGCCGCCTCCGTGGCCGCTGGTGGAACTTGTCGACCGGCTCATCGTTGTCTGTCCGATAGCTCAGTTCCGTAAAGGTCATCTTCGACCCGTCGAAATAAAAATTCACGTCCCCTGTGCGGCCCCTTCGGTTCTTTGCCACCGTGCAGCCCACCTGTGTGTCGTCCCCCGGGTCCGTTTTCCATAGGAATATGACCTTCACCGCGTTCTGTTCCAGCTCGCCGCTGTCGCGCAGGGAGTTCAGTTTCGGCTTGTCCGTTTCGTTCACCGTGCGGCTCAGCTGCGCCGCCGCCACAATGGGTATCTCCAGCTCCGATGCCAGTAGCTTCAGCTCCCGGCTTATGCCGCCCAGCTCCAGGTTGCGGTTCTCAGCTTTTTTGTCCTTTTCGCCGATCATCAATCCCAGATAGTCCACCACGATCATTTTCAGGTCATCTATGCCCAGTGCCAGTTCCCGTATGCGGCTCACCGTCACATCCGGGCCGTCGTAGAAGTACACCGGCAGCCGGCTCTCCCAGCTTGCCGCCTCAGCCACGCTGGCCCACAGGTCCTCATCCTCCGGCATCCCGTCAATGAGCTGGTCCATCGTCACGCCGTCCGCCCGCTTGGCCAGCAGTCTCTCGCCCACCTCTCCGGCCAGCATCTCCGCCGTGATGTGCAGCACCGTCTTGCCCTTCATGGCGGCGGCTTCCGTCATCTCCATGCACATGGCGCTCTTTCCGCAGCCCGGTCTCGCGCCCACAAGGATCAGCTGTCCCGGCCACAGCCCTTTCAGCGTCGCGTCCAGCAGGGGGAACCCTGTGTCTATCCGCCCCTCCTTTTTGCCGCTGATGCTGCTCATGGCCTCGCTCATGGCGTCTGACATGGTTTTCAGCCGTCCGCCCCGGCGTGAGCGCATCTTCTGGTGGCATATCGCCGCCACAGCCGCCTGCGGGTCCTCATCCGTGGCCAGCGCCTCCATCACCGCCTTGGTGAAGCGGCGCTTCTCCGCCTTCTTCCGCACGATCCCGGCGTATTCCAGCACGTTGGCGCTGGTTGGGGTGATCTCCATGCACTGCAGCAGGTAGTTGCGCGTTTCGCTGCTGTACAGACCCTCCCGCTCCAATTCGCTGGCCACGGTCAATCCATCTATGGGCTTCGCTGCCACGTGCATCCGCCGTATGGCGGTGAATACCTCCTGGTTGGTGTTGATGTAGAAGTCGTCAGCCTCCACCGCGTTCAGAACGTCCTTTACGCACGCCGCGTCAATCAGCATTGAACCGATCACCGCCCGTTCTGCGTCCCCAGAGTAGTCCTGCTGCCACAGCGCTACCTCCGCCGCCGGGGCTTTCTCGATCACGCCTATTTCCATGTGTTCTTCACTCCTTCACCGCGCCCTGCTCCTTCACCATGTCGGCAAATATCTCGTTGAAATACCGCTTCATGTCATAGGTGCTCTGCACTTTCTTCCCCCACCACTGGCTGTTCAGTGCGAAGTACAGCACGTTGTCTATCGTGTCCCACGCCACGCCGTTCTGCTCGTGCAGTTCATTCAGCGCCACGGCCTGCTTCTGCATTTCCGCCTCCGTGGGCTGCGCCCTGCCTGGATTGTCCCGGGCCTTCTCCTGCGCCAGGTAATGTGCGATCTGATAGGCTTCGCTGGCGTGGTCAACAGTGGGAACGTCGTTTTCAGGGATGAACTCCTGCGTGTAGTTGCCCTCCAAGGTTTTCTGGAAGTTGTCCGGGCTCGTGATGAGCCAGTCGAAGCTTGCCACGAAGCCGCGCTTGTTTTTGCCCTTCAGGAACGGGCTGTTCTTCACGTTCTCAATGGCCTTCAGCACACCGTCCACGCCGTTTTCCCTGATGCGGGCTTTCAGCGACCGTCCCCGCTTGGTCTCCGCCGTTACCTTCATCACCTGTGTCAATCCGGTGTCGTTCCACGCTGCCACGATGCGTCGGACATCACTTGTCCGACACACAGGCTCTTTAGAGCCTGTATATATCTCTGGCTCTATCTCTGACTCTGACTCTATCTCTGACTCTCCGTAACCGATTTCGCACGGTGTTGTAACATCGTTACGCTCCGGCGCAGGCAAAGCCTTGCTTTTCCGTGCCCGATAGTCCCGCATTCGCTGGGCCGCGGCGCCTTCGCTTCCCACATTTTTCACCGCGTAGGGCAGGAAAACCTCCGTCAGGTCACTGGATGCCTCTGCCAGCCCGCAGGAGAGCAGATATTGCAGCGTGACCGCTACATTTGCCGGATCCTCGTCCAGGTCTAAGGCCAGTTCATCGGCGAATTTTTCCTCCAGCCCCGACCATTTCAAGGTGCCGCCGTGCTTCATCGCCATAAGCTGCATTTTCAGGTAGATGATGACGTAGGTATCTCCACCGGCTATCTTCCGCAGTTTCTTGATGCGCTTCGAGGTAAAGAAGTCGTCGTACAGTTTCAGCCAGAAATATCGCTTTTCTTCTGCCACGTGAATCACTCCTCCCTCAAATGCCCAGGTCGTAGTCCTCGTCCGCGCCGTCCCGGTCCCAGGGCAGCGGCTCGTCATCCTCTATCTCGTGCAGTGTCGCCGCGCTTTGGGTCGCGGCGTTCAGCGTCCCGCTGGGCTTCCCGGTGGGGGTCTCTCCCGTGCACAGTTTTTCCAACTGCGGCAGCAGATCCGCCAGCCGTAGGAATACCTCCACCGGAACCTGCAGCAGCGTTTCCAGCGCTCCCAAAGGGATCACATGGTCTGCGCGAAGCTCGCTCCACACCTTTGCCTCGCCGTCCTTGGTGGTGTACGGTTTCTGCCGCCATGTGCCCACCACGCATACTGCATCGCCCTTTTCCAGGCACGCGCTCAGCTTCGTGGCGGCGTTGTCACCCACGGCGCACACGTTCATAAACTGCTTGCTGTCGTAGCCCATGCCGAACTCCACCTTCGGCAGGTTGTTCTTGGGTATCGCGCCTATCCGGGGATCCCGGCTGACGGAGCCAGTACAGATCATGTACTGGCTGCCGTCAGCATTGCCCTCTCCGTCCAGACGCTTCCGAACGAATAGAGGCATTACTGCTCGCCCTCCCCAAAGAACCCTGTGGAGTAGTCCTTCGCCTCCGTCTTGCCCTCTGTGGATCTCTGTGTGCGTTTGCTGGTCGGGGCGGTGTCGTTACCCTTCTTCGGCTCTGCGGCGCTCTCAGGGGGCGCTGTGGGGCTGGTGGCGGCTGTTTCCTGCTCTGCGGTGGGGGTATCGTCCTCCACCACGTGTCCGGTAGTGGGGATGACCGGCTCGGTTTCCGCGCCGTCCCCCGTGGCCACCACGGTATCGTCGCTGTCCTCGTTGAAGTAGCTGCGTACCTCGTTGGAAAGCGGGGCATAGCCGCTGTTCAGCAGCTGGCGCATCATGGTCTTGCGGCACATCTTGTCCTGTCCGCCGTTCACGTCATACCAGGGCGTACCGTTCAGCAGTTTGGTCTGCTCCTTGGCGTCCAGTTCGCCCTTGATAAGTGCGTTATACTTATCCAGTTTGAAGGCCGGGGAATACCGGTCCGCGTGCTTGAGCAACTTGTCCATGCTCCAATACTCGTAGCGGAACGTTCCGTCCTTCAGCTCGAAGTAGGCGTAGTAGCCGATGACCTTGTGGCTCTCGCGCTCCTCGTCTGTGTCGTACTTGGCCAAGTTGATGACCGGCTTACCCGTGCGGCGGGAGCGCCCTTCCAGTTCACCCTCGCGCACCTCCACGCAGTCTATGTCCGCGTAGTAGCCGGTGGACATGGCCAGCTGTATGTAGCCCTTGTACGACATCAGGTAGGTCGCCACATTGTTGTAGGGCACGATGTAGTAGCCGTGTCCGTAGATCAGGCCCATGCCCTCGCCACGCAGGCCGGCGGCGATGATGGTGCCGGGGTCGCAGGCTTTCAGCGCCTCGCTGGCGCTCACCGCGCCGATCAGGGTGCTGGTGAACCGCGCCGCCATCTTGTCGTTCTTCAGCGCCCGCGAGATCATCTGCTGGGTGTTAGGCGCCGTGATCGCCATGCTGAATGTGGGCTTCTTGGCCTGCGCCATCTGCGTAAAGCCCGTCTGATTCTGCGTTTTCATGTTCCTTCTCCTCCCTTACTCCTGCGGCACACGCCCGTAGCGGATGCCCTTAGTCCTCATGTACACACGCAGCTCGTCCAACTGCGCCGCCGTACCGAATACGCGGAAATCCACGGTGTAGGTAGGTTCCGGCTCAGACACGGCACGCTCAAATGCTTCGCGCTCCACGGTGGCGATGACCTGTCCGACTTCACTGTGTTCTTCAATTACAGCGTCACCGGCGGACGCCATGCGGACAGCAGCACAGGCGGCTTTCTGCTCCTCGTACTTCGCCGCGGCCTCCGCTTCCTTGCGCTTTCGCTCTTCCTCGGCGGCCTTCATGCGGCCCAGTGTCTCGTTCTTCACCAGCACCGCGCTGAGGTTCCTGGTGCGGGTGTACTCGTCCAGCAGCGTGGTCTCGAACTCGCTGTGCAGCGCACGAATGGCGTTCAAATCGGCGCGGCAGCGGTCTATGGCGGCGTTTATGTCCATCTGTGCCGTGCTCTCGGCATAGGTGGCGTTCAGCCACTTGGGATTAAAGCAGTCGTCAAAGGTCAGCCACTCCGCCATGTCGCCCACCACCTGGGCGAAGTACGCAGCCAGCCGGTCCTTCTTCTCCTGCTCCGCCGCCTCCTCCATCGCCTTGATCTGCACGTCCAGCGCACCCGCGGTCTCCTCGCACAGGGCGGTCAGCTCCTTGCACTTGGTCTCAAAGCTGCTGTACGCCTCCAGTGCCGCCGCCTTTGCCATCTTGCGGCTCTCGTCGATGTGGTCCCGGATCTTCCTCACCGCCGCGCGATATTGCTTCGCCTGCGCCGTGCTCTCCGGTGTCACCGCCATCGTCCGCAGGGGCTCCAGGTTCTCCGTCAGCCACGCCTTTGTTTCCTCGAAGTTAGCCCCGATCTGAAACTGCCGAAGCGGAGCCAGGTCTGTGGTGATGCGAAATTCCGCCGCTCTCATGCCCTCACCTCCGCGTCGTACTTGGTGATGTGTTTCACCCTGTCCGCCCATGCCGGGTCAATGGCGCTCTCCGGCAGGTCCACCTCGGTGATGATGGCCTTCTTCTCCGTGCCCTCGCCCCCGGGGACAAGCACCTTGTCGCCGGGGTGCAGCGGCAGGTCGGTGAGGAAGGTGTACGCCTGTCCGCCGTAGCCGTTCAGCTTCGGCTTGTGATACATCGCCTTTACGATCATCCCTGCTCACCCTCCTTCTTGGCATCGGCAGTGCCCTCTCCGGGCCGCGCTTCTGCGCTCGCGTCTACGATCTTTCCCAGAACGCCAAGCTTGACCAGCGTGTAGGCCGTACACACGGCTTTGTTGTCGCGGAGGTTCTTTTCCACGGAATTGTCAACGCCGGCAAGGCAATGAGCAAAGTCCGCGGCGGTCATATTTTCTCCCCGCGTCACAGATTGGAAATCCATCCCCTCCTCCGTCTCGCGCCCATAAGCCATCATGGCAAAGTTCAGGTCTGTTTCCTCGTGCAGTACCTCGCCGGTCTCGGCGTTGGTCATCGTCAGTTTCAGTTTCATCACTTGCCCTCCTTCTTGGCCGTGCGCTTGCCACCCTTCTTGGGGGCGGACTTCTTCTTTGCGGCGGCTTCCTTCTCCGCCTGTGCCGCAGCCCATGCCGCGTCATCCTCCGCCATCTTCTGGCGGATGCGGCTGTCCTTCTCGGTAACAAGCTTTACGGCGTTCTCCGCCAGGCGCACCAGCAGCCCCACCGTGCCGATGGGTACGTTTTCGGTTACGTTGGCGGCGGCCACGCCGTCATACTTGTCCTCCTCGCCCTCATTGGGCATCACCGCCGCGCATATCACGCCGCAGGCGTTCCGCACGAATACGCGCTCTTCTCCCGTTTCCATGTCCAGCACGGTCACTCGAAATGCCATTTCATTTCTCCTTTCGTTTTTCACTTAAAGTCGTAATATTGCCGCCGGGGGTACCCCGTTGAGCACATTGTTTTGGTAAAAGTCCGTTTCCTTTTCCAGCAGCCACGCCATGTCCGTCTCCCGCTCCGCCCTCTCGAAGTGATAGGTGCGTATGCTCAGATCGCCGTCCATGTTTTCCAGGCTTGCCATCAGGTCTACGAACTCGTACCCGGTCGCCAGCATTTGGTGCAGGAGTTGGCAGTAGTAGTGGCTGGGTATCTGTCCGTCCCACTTCGCCCATCCCGCTTTGCCGTTTGGTGAGCTGGTCTTTATCTCCAAAATGCCCTTCCGCCCTCGCTCGTCAGTGACCTCTCCGTCAAGCGTGGCAAATATAAAGGGCCGTTCTTTCTGGTACAGAATGTCGTAGGGGTAGTAGTCCACTGTGCGTCCCGGGTGTATGGCCGTGTACAGCCCACGCAGTGCCGGTTCCATCCGCACGCCGCGGCTCACCGCCGCGCTGCCGCTCAGATCCTTGGCTTTCTCCGCGCCCACCTTTAGCCGCCACAGTTCCAATTTCGACATCCACGGGGACATCCCCACCACCGCTGCGGCTTCACTGGCGCCTATGCCCTGCATACGTCCTGCCAACCAGTCCTCCCTATTCTCAAAGTGCAGCCGTTCCGTTTTTCTCCACTTCCTTCCTGCAAATAAAAAGAGCGCCGCCAAGCTGTTCGGAATTTCCGAACCACTCGACGACGCTCCGCCCTTCCCGCCAACTGACTTAGGCGGGGTACACTATTTGGTTTTCAGCTCGTCCCGCTTCACCGCGACGACCTTTATCCGATCCTTGAGAGGGATGATCTCTATCCGCTGCCCCTTCGCCAGCGCCATATTGATGGCGAATACCTGCTCCGCCGTAAGATTCATTCCCGCCATATTCTCTCCATTTCCCTTACCTGAAAAGCCTCAAGGCTTTACAGCTTGTCCACGCGCCCACCAGGGCGGCTCCCGCGAGAAGCAGCAGCCACAGCGAGCCGCCGTTCTCCACTTCTCCGATGATGCCCCACGCCAGAAAGGCGCTCACACCCAGCAGTACCTTCCACTTCTGCTCACGCCGGCGCTCACTCCTGGTCCTGCTCATCATTGTCCTCCTCTATGTACGGTTCTCCGCACACCGGGCAATACATATCCCGGCGTACCTCTATGCCGTTCTCCCCGTCCAGGTTCTCTTTCCTCTCCCGGATCACCGGCGCGTCAAACCTCACGCCGCATATTCTGCACCGCCAGCTCATAGCGTGATGGCCGACCGCAGATCGTCTATGGGGATGTGCAGCGCCCGGCAGGCTTTCTGAAGCTCCCGCACCGTGAAGTCCAGCGGGTCTTTCTTCCGCTGCCGCAGCGTCTTGGGGGTTATTCCCAATGCTGCGGCCAGCTCCTGCTTCTGCACGCCCTCTGTCTCCATCGCACCGTACAGCAGCGCCACGATCTTCTGCTCCGTTGGGTTCACGCCCAAGGGCTTCACTCTCGGCATTTTCTCCCCTCCCTGTTGCTTAAAAACCTGTCCACAAAGTATGTCTGCCCACGGCCTGTCACCTTCACTGTTTTGCTGACGGTAACGGAGCCGTCGGAGCGGCTGATGGCAGTTTCCTTGATACTGAAAAGCCCCATTTCCATCGACCGCTGCGTAGGCATATTGTAGTCCGTCCCGCTGCGGCGGATCAGGTAGCCGTTGTCCCGAAGCCATGCAAACAGCCGGTTCTGTCCGATGTTTACGCCGTTCTGCCGCAGCAGCTTTGCCAACTCACCTACAAGGATGGACGTGTGGGACGCGCTCACAGCATCCGCAAACAGCACCTTCGGTCTATCTGCTTCGGCCTGACGCTCCAACAGTCTGCGTCTCTGCTGTTCCTCCTTGAGTGTGGTAGCCAGTTGGATGATGTAGTCCGGGTCAGTCAGTGTCCGTTCGATGACCTCGGGGGTCATATACGCGCCGTTGCGCCGAATTGACGGCAAAACCTCATCCGTAACCCAGTCGGTAAATTTCTCCGCAGTCGGTAGTTTTGAGCCAAACACGAGCCTGTAAATGTCGCTTTCGGGGATGAAAGTCATATCCTGCAAGCCTCCGTTGGTTGGGATGCCCCGTTTCAGGGCACCCTTGCAATGGGCAGCAACCGCGTTCTGCGGCTTTGCGTAACCCAGCGCCTTTGCGACATCGCTGGCGCAGAAGAGGACTTTACCGTCTCCTTCGATAGTGCGAATGCTGCCGAACTCCGGGTTGCTGAAAACTTGCATCTCGTTCATTTCGTCAGGCTCACCTCACTTATCAGGTCTGCCAACCGGCAGTCGTAGATCTCTGCCATACGGCGCAGCCCACGCGCATCAGGCGCTGTCTGTCCGGTTTCCCACGCCCATAGCGTTGTTCTCGTAACGCCCAGCAGTTTTGCGGCATCCAACTGCGAGACGCCCGCCTTCTTGCGGCAGTAGAAAAACGCTGTTTTTTCCTTCTTCTCCACTTTCTCACCTCTAAAATGCTAATTTTACTTGACAAATGCAGGAAAGCGGTGTAAGTTGTTGTTGTGATGTTTTGAAATAACTAATTCTACGTTAGTTATTTCCGTTTTGCTCCCTGTATGTTTGTCTCTTGTTGCCTGTATGTTCATTTTATCATACACGTGGCAGAAGTCAAGGCAAACATTTACCGAACATTGCTTTTTGTAACTTCTTATAATGCGAGGTATTGTTTTATGTCAAAAATGACCAAAGAGCAGACAGAGGCGCTGAAAGCGCGTAATTGCGCGATGCTTGATAGAATCGAACTTCTGCTTTTAGCCAAAGGCATATCGAAAGGTGAATTTTACGCTGCCATCCCGATCAACAGAAGCTCGATTTCCGCGTGGAGGACCGGCGATAGTTCTCCTTCCGCCAAAAAGCTTAAAAAGATAGCGGAGTTTCTGGAAGTCCACCCTTCGTATCTGATTCCGATAGAAACAGAAAAAGAGCCCGCTTCCCAACTGGAAAGCGAACTCGATTCCGCCCTTGTTAAGTTGCTGTGTTCTCTTACGCCTACTGAACTGGCGCAGGTGCAGGGCTTTGCCGCAGCGCTGATAGCAGCTCGTAAAGCCTGACCTTTTCCTCCATCGTCAGGGTGGAGACCAGTTTCTTCGCTTCCTGCTCGTTCATTTCTCTGCCCCCTCGTATGTCGTTTTGTGGCGTTTGCTTGGTTCAATCGTACTCTATGCGTGCCTCGGTGTCTACGCTCATTTTGGGTAATCACTCCCCAATTTGGGTAATTGGCGCTCTTAGGCCGATCCATATTGGGGAAACTGTCACCCAAATATGGATTTTTATGGGTGAAATAGTATCCGTTACCGATAGAAAGGGGAAAATCATGTCAGAAATTCAGGAACTTGCGCAGCATATTCAGGACTTCCCTGCCCTTGTCCGTAAAGCCAGAATGGACAAGGGCATCACCAACGAGGAACTGGCCGAACTGTCCGGCATCAGCTATTCCGCCGTCTGCAAAATGCAGTCCGGTGAGCGCGATCCAAAGCTGTACGATGCTGTAGCCGTGATGAAAGCCGTCGGCATCTCCGCCGATCAGACGTTTGAGATCCAGCCCCCTGCGTCCGCCCCCTCCGCCATGCGGGAACGCATCCACGAGCTGGAACTGGATAACGCCGTCAGCTCCGGCGACGTGGTACGCCTGAAGCAGGTCAACGGTCTTTGTACCCAGCGGTTGGATGCCGTTATCCGCCAGCGCGATCATTACAAACGCTGGTCTGTGTTTTCCTCAATTTTTGCCGCGATCCTCTCCCTGTTCTTAATTGTTTACCTTTTTTTCGACTTCCGCGACCCCCATGCTGGCTTTGTCCTCCAGGACGGGCCTACAGCGTTTGCGTGGCTTGTTATCCTTCTTACGCCTGTTTCTATCGTCGTGTGCAGCCTTGTCGGATACCGTGCGCTGCGCGATGCTGAAAAAAATATAATCGAGCAAAAATAGAACATGGGTTCTACTGTGTTCTACATTATATATCACAAGTTTCTTGGTTTCAATGCACACATATCACAAGTTTCTTGAGATTTTTTGTTAAAAAAAGAAAAAGCCGCCCAATCGGACGGCTTTTCCATATAAGCTCTATTCCCGCCAACACCATCACGAGTCTTAAAGAAAGGAGCCTACAACAGTAGGGTAACACGAAAATATCAAAATGTCAACGAAATGCAAGTCCTGTAAGCGCGAAGTCCCCGACAACGCCACGTTCTGCCCTTGGTGCGGCCAGAAGCAGGTGCGGGAGCGCAAAAAGGACGGCGTTATCAAAGTGCCGGAGCCGAAGCAGCTTCCATCCGGCAGCTGGCGCATATATCTCCGTGCCGAGCAGCAGTCTGTCACCGAACCTACCAAGGATCGCTGCATCGCAAAGGCCAAAGCCATCCGCGCCGGCTTTGTGGAGCAGCAGAAAAAAGCCAAAGACCAGCCGCTTCTGCTTTCTGAAGCCATTGAAAATTATATCACGCGCCGTACCCTTCTCTCTCCCAACACTATCCGCGGCTACCGCATCTATCAGAAAAACCGCTTCAAGTCTTGCCAAGGGGTCAACATACGCGAGCCGGTGGATTGGCAGTCGTATATAAACGAGGAGGCCGCGCTCTGCGCCCCAAAAACGCTGAAAAATGCCTGGGGGTTTATTAAATCCGTCTTAGAGGAAAACGGCATCGCCGCTCCAAAAGTAACGCTTCCAAAGCTCCCTGTTTCCGAGCATAAGTGGCTCACGCCGGAGCAGATCATCGTATTCTGCAAAGCCATCGATGGCAAGTCCTTCGAGAAGGAAGCACTTTTCGCCCTCCACAGTCTGCGCCGCGGAGAGCTGCTGGCCCTCAAATGGGACGACATAGATTTTAAGTCCGACTCCTTCCGTGTTCATGCCGTCATCGCGCAGAACGAAAAGAACGAGTATGTGGAGAAGATAACACCCAAAACCAAAAAGTCAAATCGTGTCGTCCCCTTTATGATCCCCCGCCTCCGCCAGCTCCTCAAGGATGAAAATGGTCCCAAGGGCAAGCGTGTATCGTACCAGCCGCCAAACGGTCTCTGGCGCAAGATCAACGATGTCTGCGAAGCAAACGGACTTCCCAAGGTTGGGGTACATGGTCTGCGCCATAGTTTCGCATCCCTGGCCTACAGTCTCGGTTTCAAGGAGGAGGAATGTATGCGTATCGGCGGCTGGTCAGATTACAAGGTCATGCACGAAATATATACTCACCTCGCCGCCCGCGACTTAAATGCCCGCGTCAAGGAGATGGAGAATTTTTACAAAGAAAATTTGTGACCGCGCCAGGTCCGCTTTTCGTGTGTAAATCCGTGTGTAAAAACGCAGGAAAACCCCGTTCCAGAGCGCACCAAAAAAGCAGCAAACGAACCGATAAGTTTTATGCCAAAAAAGCGCAAACCCCTTGAAACAACAAGAAATCCCGCAGTCTCAACGACTGCGGGATTTCCCTTCATTTGGCAGCGGGAGAAGGATTCGAACGCTCACTTTTTCTTATAAACCCGCTGCGCCACAGCACTTTTGAAATCCGTGTGCATTTTCGTGTGTAAAATCACATACTTGCAAACCTGCTCAACACGTCACGTCCGTTGTCGAATAATGTAAAAATACATTATATAATATATGGAGTCTCATTCCTCACACCACCACACCGTTTCTCTTCTGGCTCCCGCCACGGCGGCCTCCTCATGGGTCATCAGTATGTCAACGTGTTTGCCTATTACGCCCACGTCCAGGGCGATGTATGTCTTGTCTCCGATGATGACTGTGCTGCCGGTCGGTATCACGTCCGGGTCGGTCGCTACGCAGGAGCCGGGATATACCCACTGGCCGCTGGCGGTCAACACACGGCCGAACTCGTCCTGGTTCATGTGTGCGTACTTCTCAACGCAGTCGGCGCAGTAGCCGGTGACGATGCAGTCCTCCAGCACGTTGCTTTTGGCCTTGACGGCTTCCAGTATGCGTTCCGACTCATCGGGATCCTCTTCTACGATTGTATCATGGCTGTCAACATCTTCGCCCCACTCCACCCGTAGGACGGTGTGCGGCGTGTCCGCGCTGGCTCTCCACGGGGCGATCAGCGCAAAAATCAACAGCGCCAGCAGCATGAACTCCAACAGGAAGTGCGTCTGCTCCCGACGCACAACGCGCCGGTACTCTGCCCGCATAGCCACGAACGGTCCGGGGCATAATCCAAACTCCCCGGCACGGGCAATGTTCTCGCTCATTGTTTTATAGACTATCTGTTCCCTTCTTGTCATTGGTTTTCTTCTCCTCGTATAGCGGACACCCGCAGTTTACAAAATCGGCACAGTAAGGGCTATCTCCATTGAAGCACGCCCAAGTCCACTCCTCGTGCCACTTGCAGCCAACACAGCATTTGCTTTTCATGTCCTCACCTTCTTACTCAGTCTGTTCCAGCTTGCCGTAGCGGCACTCTGGCTCCACCCAGACAAGGTGAACCCACAGCTCGCGCAGCGCACATAGTACCGTTCCGGCACATGAATACCGATTTTGCGCTCACCGCTGTCTCTTCCGCAGTGGGGACATACCTCCAGTTTCCCGCTGGGTTTTCTGTTGTACTGGTTCACTGCTCGTCCTCCTTCGGCAGAATAACAACACCAGCGAGTTCCCCGGTGTCAGTGAAATATTCCGCGCCACAGCAGGTCTTGAAGATATGGGCGTGCCACATAGCTGCGTCCTCCCCATAGACGAGGCCGATAACTCGTTCCGGTTTGCGGAAATCTCCGGTCTGTATCATCAGCGCTGCCTTATACCGCGTCTTGTCATCAGGTAGTTTTTGTATGCAGTTCCCCTTGTTGGGGGGAGAACCGTTCAAGGGCTTGTTGGGCTGATAGCCTCGCCCATTGTCCGTTGAAACGATGTCGATAAATGCGGCACCAGCCAGAACGAGGCCCAGAACGAAGCCGACAAGGACGCCAAAAAAAGTTCCCATTATGCTTTTCTCCTCACATAGTCACGATTCTTGTCCCCAGCGTTTTTGACGCCGGGGAGTTGATATACTCGTCGAAGGTCATTCCATCCTTAAACACAGGCTCCGTCCAGTCTCTACCGCACACATAACACTTGTGGTAGATCTCCGTTCCGTGGTCTTGAATAAGTCTCAGATTATGCTTTAGGCAACACGCCTGTGGAGTATGCCTTTCAATCTTTGCGTTTGCTTTGATTATGCCCTCCGCAACGCTCTGCCAAAGACGCACCATACGGTCGTCCTCTGTGCGGCACCAGATAAATCGTCCATTTCCACCGGAGCCTCCTGAACCGGGCGTACATACACCGGATCCAGGCTCGCAGCCGGCACCACCATTGGCGATGTATACCGGACCAACTCCACCGGCTCCGCCTGTTCCGAGATCTTCTATCTTTCTTTTCATCTTCACCACATCCTTACCTGTGCCGTATGCTCCGCAAACCGCTGCTCTTGCAGTTGGAAGTATGTCTGCTCGATCTCGCACCCCACAAATTCAAAGCCGAGGTTGTAGGCCGCTATCCTGCTGCTTCCACTGCCGAGGTGCGTGTCCAGTATACGCCAGCCTTCTTTGGCGTACTTCATCAGTAGCCACTCGTACAGCGCCACAGGTTTCTGCGTAGGATGGATACGCTTTTCGTTCAGTGCCTTATTCCCCTGCTGCGTTATGCCGTCCGTGATGCTTTTTCCTTGAAACATCCCATTCCACATATAGCGAAAGATACGAACGCTATCGTGGCAGTTTGTCGCCGCGATCTCGCAGTCCGAAAAAGAACTGTTTTCGTTACACTTGTCCCAAACGATGCGCCCCGGAGGAAAAACAACATCAAAGTAATTGCATCCCCATACGATATATTTTTTCGCCACGCGCACCAATTCGGAAAAGTAGTCGATGCCTGGCACGTCCCACTTCGGTGATATGGGATAGTCCCGGTGTACGCCGATGGGGCTGACCTTGCAGCCGTAATACCCTCTGCGTTCTGGGCCGGTGAAATACGGCGGGTCTACGATAGCAAGGTCAAACGCCTTATCCGGTAGCGTCCGCATATACTTCATGCAGTCTACGTTCAATGCAATTTGTTCTGCCATTTCTACTCCCTCCGTTCCGTTTCGCCCTGCTGCAACACGACGGTGCTGCTGGGCGGTGTCCCCACAGTCTGAAATGGACAGGCGGTGAGGGCGCATACGCACTGGCTGTTCATGTTCTTTACCATGTAGGGACATTTTGTGTTGCAACAGTTCGTGCTCACCATGCTCACCTCCGACACAGCTCCACACCCGCAAAATTGATGCCTGGACGTAGATTTTCCCAGTAGATGAAATTGCCGTAGTATACCATCAAGTTGCCAGTGCCCACGTTCATCACAGGGTGCTTCTTCGAGGGATTATGCAGTTTGAGAGATTCTATATCGGCATCGCTTAAAGGTTTTGCTTCGTGCTGAATATCGCAGTTGTCAACAACATACCTTGGAAGTTCGTCATAAAAAAGGTCATCATAATCTACGATAGGAACTCCATACGTCCGTGCAGTATCTATTTCCACGGACATCTGCTTGCTCCATCCGGGGGCAAATATAGCTATGTCGGCGGTACTTAGAGCCTCAATTACCTTTGCGAGAACATAAAGTGGATTCCCTTCCGCGGAGGTGCTAATAGCAGATGCGCTGACCACCTCGATGTCCTCGTCATAGCGTTCCTTTAATTTGGACACTATCCGCGCTTCTTCTTCCCTTAAACCGTCAGTGGTCTTTCGCTCTGGCGGCTGGCTAATAAACACCTTCATTTTCCCAAAAACTCCTTCCAATTCTTATCCAGCCCCTTCGCCCGCAGCGTTCTGCCGTTCATGGTGTACTGGCGCATCCGAAGCATAAGGCTTTCCTCGTGGCAGCGGTCGCAGTAACCGTGCGTGGCTATGTCCTTCATGCGGTTCCTCTGCTGCTCGTGCGTCAGGTACACGATGTACTCCGCTTCCATCTCCTTGATGCACTTGGGGCACAGCTTGGCGGTGCGGACCGTCCAGATGGCCTTATCCATTTAGTCAGTCCTCATCCATCATCCAGCGCATCATAACGGCAACGATCTTGACATTATCCTTGTAATTGTCCAGAGAATCGTTGAAGATGATATTTTTCTTCCCGATGTATTTTGCGTAGTCGTACTCCAATTTTGCGCCCTTGCTCTCCTGCCATCCGTGCTGAAAAAGCACCACGTCCGCGCTATCCAGCATAGCAAAGCATATACGCATATAGTCCGCTGGCTTCATGCCCTCCGGCAGCTCCGCCGGATTTAGGACGGTGTGACCTTCTTCCTGCAGCATGGCCGCCGTAGCCTTGAACTGTGCCTTATAGTTCGGGTTTCCCGTGATCCTTCCAGCTATGTAGATTTTCATTTCTCCATTTCCTCCTCCAGTTTGTCCAGCGCCTTTCCGATGAGTTTCCAGCGGTCAACGCCGATGTCCCGCGCCTCCAGCAGACCAAGCCGCACCACGTCAGGGGCCACCTTGCCGCCGGTAGCGTCGGACACTCTCTGCGCCCAGCCCAATTTTGTTCTCTGCTGGTAGGCTTGCAGCCGTATAAAAACCTCCCGCTTGATCTCCGCCATCGATCCCTTTGGCTTAAACGGTGTGGCGGGTTCGGTCGGCTGCGGTGCTGGATCTGGCTGGGCTTCGTTGCCATCCCGCTGTTCGCTTTCCTCCTGTACCTGCACAAACGCGCCAATGGGAAGTATATCGTCCTTGTTGAGTATCTTTATCGCCGGTACGCCCTCCGGCACGACCGTATAGATGGTGTCCTCATTCTCCACGCCCAGCGCAGGGAACTCCTCAACGGCGTAGGACGTGACTTCCTCCGGCAGCACCAACACGCCCCGCACCAGCCCCTCTATGATATGGTTGGTCACGCCCTGCGCTATCTGCATACCGCCCTTCACGCGGACGATCAGCACCTTTCGTTCCGTCATTTCTGTTTTTCCTTTCGCAGTTCATTTACAGCGTATACAAGCTCATTGATCTTGCGCTTTTCGGGAGTATCCATCCAGCTTTCGGGCAGGAACTCGATCTCTTTCACCTTTTGTGCTTTTTGTACTTCGCTTGCGTTCTCCCACCGTCCGATGCGCTTATAGCCCTTGAAGCCGTTTTCCGCCTCGTACTTGGTGATGCAGTCCTCCTCACCGTCCGTAAAATGTACGGTCGGCTCATAGAACCCACGCTCTCGGCATTGCTCACACCGGCAGATGCTCTTGATGTACCCCACACGACCATCCACGGTTTCCACAAAGTCGCCTTCGCGCAGGCTTCCCGGCATCATCAACAGTTTCGTGGAGCTCATCTTGTCGAGCTCATCCTTTTCCGCATATCCGCAGTTCTTGAGCATCCCCCTGATAAGTGCAAAGTCGTACTTGCCAATGCGAGTAAAATTCTGCGGCAGATCCTCTATATTGCCACTCCAGCCGGTCTGCGTCCCATCGTCCCACTTGAAAATGAAACTGTGCGACCGCCCAGGCCGCTGGTAAGATGACACATATCCGGTAAGCGTTTTGGATAATGTGCCATCGGTGCGTTCCAACCTCACATAATCTCCCACATGAAAGGTGTATATCATTTCTGCTCGACCTCCTTCAGCGCTTTCTCCGCCTCCTCGCGGGTGAGGAATGTGGTTTTGCCCAATTCTTCCGAAGCATACGGAAGATTCGGAATTGTGTCTATATACCATCGGCTGGTAAGCTCCCTGTACACCATATTCGCCACGCGATGCACCACCACTCCCGAAGGGGATGCGCGGTATAAGACATCGCCTATCTTGCACGGCAGCACCACCACACGCCCGTTCTTGTCGGCCTCGTCCAGTTTCTCCAACCGGTCAAGATCGCAGCCTCGGCACAGTTGGCGAAGCGTCTCTGCGGCTTCGTGATCCATGTCGATTTCCTCCGGCGTCAGCCCCGTGTCCTCATATTCCACCAGCTGGTCTAACAAACGATTGCGGCAGTACAGCGCAGTGCAGTCAGCCATCGGCTTTCCATACTTACCCGTCCAATCCGCTTTGCACTTCTGGCAGTCCATCATTGCCTGTCCATCGGTGTCGCGCTTCGTCATTCTTTCGTTCATTTCTCTTCCTCCTTTTCGATGATATACGCAACTATTTCGTCCACGCACACCTTCACCACAGTAGAGGCGGGTACGCTTTCCGGGAATACCGTAGTAAACCACAATTTCCACGGTTCGACATCTATCCCGGCATAACCGATGATCTTTTCTGCAAGCGCACAGGCTTCTTCAGGGGATAGTTTCTGTACTTCGTATTGAATGGGAAACCGCCGGATCAGCGCGGGGTCGAGCCGGTCAAAGCGGTTCGTTGTGCCGACGATAATCACATTGTTGGGGAGTTTATCCAGTTCCTGCATAAGTGCAATGACGATACGGTTCATTTCCCCGACATCGTTTCTTTGCCCACGGGCCATTCCCACTGCGTCGATCTCATCAAAGCACAGGACACACGGTTCGCGCCTCACATAATCAAAGATGCGGGCGATATTGGCCTGTGTACTGCCCAGATATGAACTCACCAACGCGGAGAACCGGACATAGACGAACGGCAAGTTTGCTTTATATGCAATATATCTCGCCAGTTCTGTTTTTCCGCACCCGCTTTCTCCGTGCAGCAGAAGCGCGGAGAAATACGGCAGTCCGATCTCTGCCAGTTTATCGGCGGCGCGGTAAATGCGTAGCACCTTTTTTGCTACAGCCTCCTCATGTGGCCTGACTAAGAACTTCTTATTGGGGAAAAAGGCGGAGTCCTCCGCTACCAAAATGCCCTGCAAGTTCGCCGGCAGTTCAATGAAGTTGTTTTTGGTCTCCAGTTTTCTCAGCATCTCATACCGAAAATGCTCATCCTTTTTGGCCGTGGTATTTTCTAAAATTAGTTTTGCCTGTTGGCGAGCTCTCCTCATGTCGCCATCGCAGACATACCGCAGCAGGATTTTATCTCGCTCGTTCATTTCTGCTCCTCCACATAGCACCAGTTCTGGGGTGGGCGCTTGATCTCATCATCCTCCAACCGCAGACCCGTGGGATACTCCGGCTTGCGGAACGCCCCCAGCTCGCGCGGCGTGTCGTAGATCTTCAGGTCGGCAATGTGCCAGCCGTAAAGTATCTTGCCTTTAGCATACTTTTCCGTGTCAAATCCATCCATACAGGCAGCCATGCAAAAAATCGGGTTGGTATTCCGCGGTGAGCCTATCCAAAACCCATCGCAGGAAAACTCACCGATGACCTTGCCCCACGACCCGCGCAGCCTGCGTGCGTCTCTGCCTTGCGTGCAATAGATATAGCACTTGAACGGATTTTTCAGCTTTTTTGGGCGTGTCTTTCGAACCTCGATTGTTTTCTCACCGCTGGCGATTTTCTCACACCACTCTGGACGGATGCTTATCATCACGGTCTTACTCATTTCTCTACCTCCGTAATCAACCAGCCATCGTACACCTCTCCGTTGTCCCATGCGGCAACAGCCTTTTCCCTGCTCGGATGCCCAAAGGTATGCCTGCCGCACTCCTTGCACACGGCAAACCAAAGTTCGTGATCTCCCTGCGGCGTGTCATAGTCCTTTGCGTACACCGTCGGCGTGTGCTGGCATTTGCCCACCGGCTGAATATCAAAATTCAGCACCCGCGTGACCGGGTTTCCTGCGCCCGCCCTGATCGGCTGCGCTTCTGCTCTAAAAATCATGCCTCTTCCTCCCGCTTCAATATCCCCATGTCAACGCACAGGTCGATCAGTTTGTCGTCGTTCAGTTCTACGGCCCGCTTCGCAATTTCTGTGAGATAGCCGTTCAGCAGCGTAAGCCCAATGCCTATCCCAAAGGCGTTTTCTCTTGCCGCCCTGCTCCTGCTTGCGCTCACCGTCCTGTCGATCTCCTCGACCAAGTTGTTGTAGTTCATTTTCACTCTCATGGCTGTTCCTCTTTCAGTTCCTTGTGTCGTTTTTGGTGGCAGTTGCGGCACAGCGAAACGAGGTTCTGTGCCTCATCCCCGCCGCCCTGCGCCACCGGCAGTATGTGGTGTACTTCCATGTTCCCATCGTCAATGGGTATTGCCATGCCGTGCCGGTTGATAAAGGCGTGGAACTCTCCGCAGTCCTGACAGGTGAAGTTGTCCCGATACAAAATGCGGAGCGAATACGGATCCCGTCCACGGTTCCACACCGTCAGGTTGTCGAACTGAGCACGGCACTGGTCGGAGCAGAAGCGGCGCCGTTTATTTTTCACCTCTCCGCCGCACCACGGACACTGACCGGGCTTTTCGTACTGCGGCTTATCGAAAAACACGTTTTCTGCACCGTACATCTTCACCGCTTCGTACAGAGGAGGAAACGGCCTTCGCTTTCCTTGCAGCTCCCAATAGCGTTTGTATTTGCTCATTCTTCAATTCCTTTCGGTCGTTCCAACGGTCTATCCATTGTCAATACCTCACTCCGATGTAGTCCAGCACCCTCGCATAGCCAAGGCCGTCTTTCGTGGGTTTCCACAGTCCGTCCGTATCAAACGCCCCGCCGCCGATGCAGAACGCATAGTGCTTTGGGTGCGTCAGTTTCATGCGCTGAAATCGGTTGATGCCTTTTTCAAGATGCGCCCCGAAACCGCAGAACATACAGCCCGTGCGTTGGCAGCCCGTGCTGTGCAGCGGGCAGTCCACCAGCGTCGCATCGTAGTCGTTCTCGCCGTCGCTGGCTACGATGTCGCCGTACACGCTGGCGTAGGGAAGCTGGCGGTCTATGATGAAGCGCAGCACATCCTGCTCCATCCAGAAACTCATGGGCTTAGATAAGGGACGCTTTCCTTCAAAGGCGTTGCAGCCAGTTTCGCGCCATTTTTGCATCCGCAAAAGACTTTCCTCCGCCATTGTTGCCGTCGTGGGCTTGACATCCGCTCGGTGCTCATAGCTCTTTGATGGAGACTTTTTCATAATTCCACAACACTTGTCTGATATGAGGAATGGAGCCGAAAGCAAATACTCCCACTTTTCACAGTTGTACATACTCTTTTCTCCATCGGCGCGTAAGACTTCCCCACGCAATAGCTTCATACTTCGGCTATCTGGTGAACGCCGCGCGGTTTCTATCCGGTGCGCTACGTCTTTACCGATAATGCTGTACCCGTACTTCGTCACCACCTGCCGGATGTTCATCTTCGGGCGCAGACGGTAAAGGTTGATGGTCACGCGGGGAAAATCCCTCCGCAGCCAGTCGGCGTACTCATTGACGAACTTCTGTATCTCTGGGTACTCCAGCCCCGTGTTCACAAACACCAAGTTCAGCTCCCACGGCGGTGTCCTGAAGCTCGACAGGTACCGCGCCGCCAGATACGCCAGCACCGTGCTGTCCTTGCCGCCGGAGAAGCTGACGTAGCACTGTCCGCCCCATGCGGTGTACCACTCGTCCAGCTTTTCGTAGGTCAGTATCTCCTTGTCTTGCACGTCCAGCGCCATCAATTTCTTCGCCGCTTCATTCGTCAGCGGCTGGTTTATCCGTCCCATGTATCTCGTCCCCACTCCCATCACAGGCAAAACTGTAGATAGTCCTGCAAAGTCTTTTTCGCACGGTTCACGCTCCGGCTGACCGTGCTCTTATTTACGTCGTGCACCGCTGCGATTTCCGTCACGCTCATGCCGCCATCATACATCTCTCTCAGGTACATCCACTGATCGTCTGTCAATTTCAGCGCCGCTTTCGGGAAGTGCCGCCGCAGCCGAAGCAGGGCGCCGAGGTTCGCGTCCCTGTCCAGCAGCATTTCATCCACCCTGCCGCCCAGCACTTCGTCCAGCAGGACGTCCGTCGCCACATCTCCCATCCTCCGCATAGTCACGGTTACACATCCTCCCTGCCGTGGTAGCTCCTAACGAACTCACATTCCGCCTCTGCTGCGTTCACGGGCAGAGTAACGATAAAAGACGCGATGGAGAAGTAGTATCCCCCATTGCCCCCATCAGCGTTGGACTCGATCATACAAATAGCATTGCGGTTGTGCATAATCGTCACTCGCGCCTTGCATCCATAGGTGTCATAATCTTCCCACGGTTCATATTCTATGTCCGATACCGCAGTAATCGCGGCGTCCAGTTTTACGTCCGAGAACTTCGATTCGACCCTTGCGCAGCAGTCCCAGTCCGTCATCTCAACCCGCAGTTTCAACCCGGTATCCAGTTCGATATGCTCCGCGTCCCACGCCACGATTTTCCGGTACAACAGTAGTCCTTTCAACTCATCAAAGCTAATTTCTTTTCTCATTTTCATCCCTCCTTATACCTCGTCACCCCAGCAGTCCCAGCCGTCCACTTGCTGTCTGGCAAACAGTTCGATGCGGGGTATATCTCCCATCAGTTCCACGATCCGGTCTCTCACCTCATCCGGCTTCCTGCTGTGCTCCCGAACGTGGCTCAGCACAACACTGTGTACGCCCTTGCTCACGCGCTTCGGCTTGCCCCTTGTCGCCAGCAGGCACAGCTCCGCGTTGGCCCGGGTCCAGAAACCCAGACCCCAAAACAGCCCGTCCGACTTCCTGTTCTGCTTTACCCATGTAAACGCGCAGGTCTTGTAGGTAAAGCCCCACTTGCGGATCAGCTCCAAGCCTTCCTCCAAACACGGCATAGTCACCCACAGAAACAGTACGCAGTCCTCCGCCGCTATGCCCTGCACCGGCAGCGTCTGTATGTCCTCTTTTCTCATGCAGCGATAATGCGCTTCCGCAGACTTCTTCTCTTTTCCCTTCGCACTGTACGTCTTAAACGTCCACGGAGGATCCGCGTAGATCACACCATACTTCTTATCAGTATCCAAAATGTCTACTACCATATCCAAAACACTCCCTCAATCTAACTTGCCGGCCACTTGCTCCCGGCCCTTTGGCAACCGGTAGTCTAATCGCCGTGTCAAGGGAAGCAGAAAAACTTTTTCACCCCCATATAACATCCGTGTCAACACCATGCCGCCACCATCGCACCACCGCCGCACAAAGGCCGTACCTTCCCCTCACATATATGGCGCTTGCGCCCGCCGAAATTTTTATTTTTCGACCTCGGCCTTTTGACCGTTTCGTTTTTTCGACCCGGTTTCAAAACCACCCCCCTACCCCTAACTTGCCGGTAACTTGCGCGAGAAACGCGGATTGGTGTGCCGGAGTGGGGAACATGGAGGCGGGGGGGAGAGTTGCGTAGCAGGGAGAAAAGGCTTTGCCCTTCCGGTTTGTAAACCTCCCCCGGGTTGCCGTCCTGGTGGTGGTCAGGTGGTGCCGGTGGTGTCCAGCTGGTGCCGGTGCCGTCCATTTCCGCCGGATTTTGCAGGAAAAACGCCCGCCGCCGGGGTGCTTTCCTTTCCATATTGTCCTAATATGTAAAGGAATGTTGCAATTTTTGCAAGTTCTCTTTCATTTCGTCCGCTTTCGGCCTCTGATTTGACGATTTCCGCCGGTTTCGGTTGTTTTGTCGGTGGTGGTTGCCGCCTGCCGGATGGTCAGGGCATGGAGCCGGGGCACCCGCCGCCGCTGCCGGTCCCCGTCTGCCCGCCGTTCGGTTCGGAACATAGGCCGCCGGGCGACTCTCCCTCCCTCCCCTCGCCGCTGCTCTTTTCTTCTGGTCAGTGCCTCCCGCTGGTGGTCTCCGTTTTGCTCCGGTGTTCTCCTGCTTCGGGTGTCCCGCAGGGGTTTTTGGTGCTCGTTTCTGCTCCGCTGGATATGGTTGTATACGGGGGTATATTCTTCTTTATTCAACCGCGCCCGGAATAAACGCGCGCGCGCGTGAGGGGCTGCCGCTGCTCTTTCCCGTCTCTTTGCCCTCTGCGTGGCTGCTGACGGCGTTTTTCTTTGGGGGTCGGTGTCGGGGCATTCCTTCAACACTCGGAAAGCGTGGCGGGGCGGTTCTGCCCGTTTTCTATATTTCCGGGGGCAAAGTCAAAAATCTACACGGGCATAAAATTAGCACCGCTGGGGCGGTTTTGGTTCCGTCCTGGCGGTGCTGGTTTGGGCATCTTCGGTTGTCCGTCCTGGGTCAGGCGGTGACGATCTCGGCGGGGCTGGGCGCGTCCGTGGTTAGTCCTCTATGATCTCGCAGCAGATGCCGCCGGCCAGGCTCTGGCATACGATGCCCGCGCCGTATCGCCTTAAAAAGTCGTTCAGCTCGTCCCGGTCAAGGTGCGAATCCCCTTGGTCGTCCTCGGTGTACCAGTGTTCCACGGCGGCGAAAACGTGGATTTCTTCCGGGTAGTATAGGCCGATATACTCGGCCAGCTCTTCCAGGTCGCGGAACTCCAAAAAGCGCCCCGCCTCCTGCTTCTGCTCCGTCCTGCTCATGCTTCCGCCTCCTCTCCCTGCTGCGCGTGGTAGCGGTCCCGCATGGCGTACAGGCGGCGGGAAATGGTGGACCGGTCAACCATCAGCGCGGCGGCTATTTCCGCCGTAGTGTACCCGCGGGCGGTCATGGTCAGCGCTACGCGGTCCACCTGATCCCGGGCGACGCTCTCCACGCTCTCCCGCAGGATCGCGGCGCCCTCCGGGCTGGGTGCTATCGCGTCGCAGTCCGTCCCGGCCTCGGTGTCGATCTGCCAGCGCTCGGCGCCGTCGTCGTCAATGGTGGCGGATATGGCGCGGGCGTGTCTCTGCTCGGCCCTGCTTATGCTGTGCGCGGCCTGGGCTGCTGCCCGGTACAGGATCACCGCCAGCGGCGCGGGCGCGTCCTGGGCCTCGTTGCGTGTCAGCGCGGCGCCCATCCGAGTCCAGGCGTCGGCGGCTACGGTCTGCGCGTCGTCCTCGGTCTCAATCCACGCGGCGCCGGTCTGGTTGCGGGCCTCTGCCTTCCGGCGCACGGTCCAGGCCATCGCCACAAGCGCGTTGTACTGTTGTTCCCCGCTCATGCTCTCCCACTCGGCGCGGGCGGTCGGGGTCTCGATTTCAACAATCGGCTTTCCCTTCCGCTTGGCTTCCTCCACGTCGGCGGCGGTGGCCTCGGAGACCTTGCACCACTCATATTTTGCGGAATAGTGCGCCTCCACGGCCTCGGCGCTCTCGGCGTGTGCGATGTTGGCACAGTAAACGCTTTCGCTGTACTGGAAACTTACATTGAAATACTTTTTCATGTTGTGGGTCCTTTCCGGCCTGTCGGCCTCAAAAAGTGTTGTTTTGTGGTAACTTTGTAATTATCATTATAAGCGCATATCTTATCATTGTAAATCGGCAAATTAACCAAAGAATTACCGACGCTATTGTGAGACTTGACAAAATTAACAAAATCGTTTACACTGTGCACAAATTGGCCGCCTGCCGGTAGACTATAAGCAGGCCGCCCGGAAAGAGGTGATACAGAATGCAGGTTTCAAAACTGCTGCGGCACGTTCTTCTTGAGCGGGGAATTTCTGCAAGAGAACTTGCACGCCGCCTAAACACAAGCGGGCCGAATATTGCCCAGAAGCTGGGCCGCGATAATTGGAGTGTGTCCGATTTGGCCGCCATCGCCGCCGCCCTGGGCTGTGGCTTTTCGGTGTCCTTCCACCTGCCGGACGGCCAGACGATGACCGCGGAACAGCCCGCCCCGGCGGAACAGTCGGAGTAGACCACCCCCACCACCTGAACAGCAGCCCCGGAAAAATGCGGGGCAAAACACGAACAGCGCCCCCGGAGATTTTCCGGGAGCGCTTTTTTCATGCCCGAAACCGGGCGGAAAGGAAAACACCATGCAAGAGAAAATCGAAATCCGGGGACGTTTCACCCCCTGGCACGAGGCCACAAAGGAGCAGGCCGCCCAGCTTGCCCGCCACCACTTGCACAACCTGCCCGCCATCCCGGAGGCCCAGCGCCCCGCATACATCGAGGCGCATTTCCTGCGCGGCGCGACCTGCGCCGACGTGTTGCCGGAGCTGACCGCCAAGAACGCCGCCCCCGGCGAGTATTTCGCCCACTCCGGCGCCGTTGTCTGCTGTCTGCGTCCCTACGCACTCACAGAAGAACAGGCCAACGAAAACAGCCTCTTATATCTGGATCGCTGCGAGTTTCGCACGGTCGAAACCGGCCTATATTGCGATACCGTTTTACCGGGCAGCCGCACAATGACCACTTGCGAAAACTGGAAAATCTACAGAAAGGAGGCCGCCGCCCTATGACCGTCTTTTCCTATATCGTCACCGCCACCGGCGCCGCCACCCTGGCGGCGCTTTTTGTTCGCCTGCTGGACCGGATCGACCAGCCCCGCAAACGCTGAACAGCCGCGCCGCCTCTGGGGAGTCGGGCGCACCAGCTCCACCCCATCGAGAAAAGTAAATTCGTTCCCTTGACACGGGGAACAGACTACACAACAGGAGGAACACAAAATGAACACCAACAAAACCGAATCCATCCGCTTTTTCTGGAACGGAATCAAGGTAAACGGCGGAAAGCTGATCCGCTGTTACTACTTCACCGACAGCCGCAGCGACAGCGTTACAATTGGTGCCCGCGATTATGACCACCTCCCCCGCGACCTGTTCACCGTCAAGAACGAAACCGATCTTTATACCGACTATTTCGACAGCGACAGCGCCACCCTGACCCCGGCGCACCCCCTCTATAAGTACGCCCGCGCCGCCGCGCTCAAATCTGCCATGCGCGGCGAGCCTGAGTATATCGCCAAACTGGAACAGGACGAGCAGGACGCCCAGCAGCCGGGCCGCTACCACTGGCGCAAGCCGGAGGACATCCGCGCCGAGATCGACCGGCGGCAGGCACAGCTTGACCGCAACGCCGCCGAGCTGGCCACCCTGCCCAAAGGCCACCCCACCGCCGCCGACGTGGAAGCCGTCCACGAGATGAACACCGCCGCCGAGTCGGCGCGGCTGGCGCGTGAACACGCCGAGCAGCTGGAACGCCGGGAAAAGGCCATCCGCACCCGCAACGAAAACCGCGCTTTCATCGAACAGACCGCCGCCGCACACCCCATCAAGGACGGCGCCCCGGTCGTCACCGTGGAATGGAGCGAAAACGGCGCTTTTGATGATGGTATGAAATTCTCCGTCGCCGCCGCCGAGATCATTTTCAAGACGCTGGACGAAAAAATTTCCGCCGATCAGGAACGCGGCTATGACAAAACCAGCTTTTCCATTGCATATACCGACGCCGACGGCGAGCCGAGCACCTATGAAGGGCGCTATGACCTGGGCGACAACGACGGCGGACTCATCGCCCACATTCGCAGCTTTGGCGCGTTCCTGCGCGACAAGGGCAACTTTGGCAACGGCAAGCCCACCGACGAGGACAAGGAGGCCGGCGCGGCCATCGTCGCCGTGGCCGACCTGCTGGAACAGTACACCGAGGGCGGGCGCGTGGTCTCCGTCTTGCCCGCGCCCTGGCTGGAAGAATACAAGCGCCGCAAGGCTGAACAGGCACAGCAGGAGCAGGAACAGGCCCGCCAGGACTTCGCCGACATTCTTGAATCGGTGCAAATGCTTACCGATGAACAGATTGAACGTGCTGTTTTCGCCATCAGCCCCACCGACGCGGAAAAGCTGGACGTAGCCCGCTTCTTTCTTCAGGAGCTGCACCGCCGCGACGAGGCAAACGCCCTGGCGGTGTTCCGCCGCTGGAAGCGCGGCGAAAATACCGAACAGCCCGACTAAAAAATCCACATCCCCACCACGAACAGCCCTTCAGGGCAGAAAGGAAACAAAATGAACGACCGCACCGCCGCCACCGCCGCCCGCTTCGGCATCTCTGAACAGTGCGCCGCGCTGCAGCGCGACCTGCTGACCCTCCCCGGCGCCGTCAAGGTGGAATTTGATCTCGATGGATTTTATGACCACATGGAGCAGGTGATCCTGCTGGTGAAATTCGACATCCCCGTTGTGAACAAGAACTATTACCGCGACCTTCGCGCCCTGCGCCAGGGCGTGATCGACACCGCCGCCCGCCACGGCCTGACCCGCACCCCGGACACCATCGAGAACTACGGCGAACACCTGTATTTCGTCTTTCACCACGACAGCACATGGGAACACCCCGTGACTGAACAGCCCGACTAAACCGAACAGGGGAGGCGCACCGCCTCCCCGGAAAGGAGGAACACCATGAGGAGAAAAATTTTGCACAAGGCAAAACTCGTTATAACTGTAGAAAGTGACCGCTGCTCCGGGCTTATCAATACAATTTCTGTTTTTGATAACAGGACAAATAATTATTGGGGAGCCGAACAGATAAAAGAGCGTGGAATATTGCAATTTCTTAACACAGCGGACATGAAAGAAACCCTTAATTGGAATTTGAACGGAGACAGTTCTTTATATCAATTCAAGTGGGGGCAGTCCAGCAGAAAATTCTCTGAAGGTATCGCCTATATTTTTCAGTGATCCGCGAAAACGCTACCATCTGAACAGGAAGGAGGAAACCGCATGAACACCGAAAGCAAAAACTGGATATGCACCAATCCCGACTGTGCCCAATACCGCCGCCAGGCGCCGGAACACGGCCACAACGTCTTTGAGCTGGCACAGGTAAACCAATACGGCGCCGGTCTGTTCCGCGTCGCCCACGGTTTTGTCTATCTCGACAACGACTTGGACGGGCGCGAGCGCGACTTGCTGTGCGAGCTGTACGACTGGGACGCGGAGATCATCAACAGCCCCGACTTCAACGCGAATTTGGCCGAGACGGTTTTCGAGACGTCCGCCACCGAGTACGACACCGACGCAGAATTTTCCACCTATACGGACGCCGCCCAGGCATTAGGCCGACTCATAGGCGTTGACGTTTCCGCCATTATCTGAACAACGAAAGGAGAAATCACCATGCCTACCATCAAGTATCCCATCCCGGAGGCGGCCGCCGCCCGCACCCACTGCGACGCCATCGCCGCCAATGCCGCCGTTTTGAAAGACGTTATCACCGGCGACCCCACCAGCGACACCGCTACCAACGCCATTTCCGCCATCCGCCACAGTCTGGACGAGCTGGAAGCCTACGCCGAACAGCGCCGCCAGGAAAACAGCGAACAGCGCGACGATACCCCCTATAAGCACGTCTATTTCCGCCTGAACTCCGGTTATGAATGGGGCAAGGGAATGGACCAGGACAAGACCGAGAATTTCTATAGCGACATTCTGGGCCTGTTCGCCGCCGAGGGCTGGACCATCACCGAGCCGTACCGGAACGGCAGCGGCGCCACCGTCGCCAACGGGAACAGTTCCCTTTATATCCACCCGCAGGCGGTCAGCGGCTACGTCACCGAGGAATTGATCCCCGCCGTTTCCGCCGCGCTGGAACACGGCTGCACCTTCCAGCACTACGCCACCGACATCTACGAGACCGCCTACAACTGGACGGCGCAGCAGTACCGGGAGTATCTGAACAGCAAGCGCGGCGACATCAACGCCGCCCTGCTGGAGGCGTTCAAAACGCCCCGGCGCAACCTCTATAAATTCGACTACAACGCCCTGCCCGTGGTCATCAGCAAATTCCACGTCCAGCGCCTGGACGGCCAGAACGGCCATTGCACCGGCGACATCACCGAGCAGGTGATCCGCGAAATGTTCACCGCTCTTGTGAACACCGGCAAGATCGACCGGGGCGAGACCAAGAACGGCGCCGCCTACCGCACCGCGCCCCGGCGGCGCACCTGACGAAGAAAGGAGCCCCCATGCCCACACGAATCAAGACCCGCACCGCGGCCACGGAGCAGGAGCGCCAGCAGCTCCTCTCCGCCGCTGCCGCCCTCCGCACCGCCGCGCCGTACCTCAACGCCGAGCAGCGCCAGCGCGTCTGTCAGGCGGCGAACAACTGTATTGAACAGCACCGCCGCACCATCCACACCGCCGAGCTGGCCGCGCTCATCGCCCAGCGCGACGCCCTCACCGCCTGAACACCAAACCAAAAATCTACAAGGAGGCCACCGCCCATGTTTACCTACGCCACCAAGAAAAACCGTTATGGAGATGAACACATCGCCGTTTCCGCCCACGGCGCCGAGATCGCCACCATCAAGGCCAGTTCTTACTACGGCAACACGGAATATATTGTCAGCGCCACCACCGGAGGCGACGACCGCGGCGACTACCTGGGCCGCGCCTCCACCATCGCAGGAGCGAAAAAGAAGATCCGCGACTGGTACAGCGAACACAGCGCCGCCGTGACCACCGCCGCAGCGAACAGCCGCGCCGCCGATCTCCGCCGCCTGCCGTCCTTCGACAACAGCGGCTTTTACCCCACGCCCTCCAAGCTGGCGGGGAAAATGCTCTCCTGCGTGGACTGGAAAAATGTTTTTTCTATCCTCGAACCCTCCGCCGGTAAAGGCGACCTTGCCGATGCCGTTACCGCTTTCGCCCGCAACTACAGGAATGGCCGCCGTATCTCTTTCAACGAGAACGACACCTACATAGACTGCATCGAGCGCGACAGCGACCTTGCCGCCCTTCTGCGCGGAAAAGGGCTGCTTGTGGTCCACGATGATTTTCTCACCTTCCACACCCGCAAGCAATATGACCTCTGCATCATGAATCCGCCCTTTGACAACGGCGACGAACACCTATTGCACGCCCTCTCCCTCATGGAGCGCGGCGGGCAGATTGTGTGTCTGCTGAACGCGGAAACCATCCGCAATCCTTACACCAACCGGCGGAAAGTGCTTGTGCAGAATCTACGCGAACACAACGCCCGCATTGAATTTATCGAAAATGCGTTTTCCCACGCCCAACGCCCCACCGATGTGGAAATTGCCATGGTCTATGTGAACATCCCCCGCAAGGAGAACGCCAGCGATATTCTTTCCTCCCTGCGCCGCGCCAGCGAGAACAGCACCGAAAACAGCGAACAGGCGGGCTATCTGGCCTCCGCCGATTGGCTGCAAAACATGATCGACGGCTTTGAATTTGAAGCAAAATTGGGTGAAAAAATTATCAACGAGTTTTCCGCCCTGCGTCCTTTTTTCGACAGCGGCGATACTTACGGAAAGCCCCTTTTGTCGCTGGAGGTCGGCGTCAAGAACCCCGGCAACAACGCCTCCATGCTGAACGCTTATTTATACGGTCTCCGCGCCAAGTATTGGAGCAACCTCCTGCGCCGCCCGGAGATTACCGAGAAGATGACCTCCGCCATGCAGCAGGACTACAACAGCAAGGTCGAATCTCTCTCCGAGTACGACTTTTCCCGCTACAACATCGAAACCGTCATGCGGGAGATTGCCGCACAGCTCTCCCGCGGCGTGGAGGAATCCATCCTTGACCTGTTCGAGAAGTTTTCCACCAAGCATAGCTGGTATCCCGAAAGCGAGAATAATATCCACTATTACAACGGCTGGGCGACGAACAAGGCCCACAAGGTAGGGATGAAGGTCATCATCCCCGCCAACGGCTGCTGCGCCGATAAGTGGCGAAATGAAAAGCTGGACGCCTACCGCGTGAACAGTCTGATTTCCGATTTGGAACGCGCTATGAATTATCTGGATCGTGGCGAAACATCTTTCCGTATGCCCGTGGATCGCGCCGTCCGCATCGCCAACATGAACGACATGAACAAGGCGGATTTCACCTACTTTACCTGTACCTTCTACAAAAAGGGCACCTGCCACATCAAGTTTAAGCCGGAGGCGTCCCGCATCATCGACCGTCTGAACATCTTTGCCGGTCAGAAAAAGAACTGGCTGCCGCCCACCTACGGCAAAAAGCACTACGCCGACATGACCGCCGAAGAACAGGCCGTCATTGATGATTTCCAGGGCGCGGACAGCTACGAAAAGACCATCTCCGACCCGTCCATGCTCATCACCTCCGGCAGCGCACTTGTGGCGTTGCCCGGAATGTGAACACCTGCCGCTGAAAACTCCCCGTTGCACCCTCAGCAAAACCGTGATAAAATTAAGCAAAAGTAAATTTTCAAGGAGGAACAGAACATGGATATCAACACCCACGGCAGAAAAATCAACTTGGAAACATTGGCCAACACCTCCGACTCCACCAAGGGCCTCGGATCCCGCACGGGGGAGTACATGGAGATTTTTTACGACAAATCCACCGGCGATGTATGGGGAAAGTATCACTGGGATCGTGAAGAATGGACGGTCTACCACGACAGCGATGTAGTCAAGGTCGGCATCGCCACCCGCTACAAAACCCCGCAGCAGATCGCGGACATGATCGACAACACCCTGACGGAGGACGAACAGACCGAGCGCGAAAACGCCGCATATTTGAAGGGAGGATCTTGCACATGAACACGCAGGAACTGATCCAGCGATACAAAATCGCCCTGAAAATCGACGAACACGGCCAGCCCACCGGGAATCTGATCGTATACCGCGCCGACAAAGCGGCTCTTGCCGCTATCAAAGCCGCAAAGCCGGAGATCGTGTCCATGCTGCTGGCACAGCGCGAAGCCGAACTCCGCGCCGAACAGGAACGGCGGGCAAAAATCGACGCCATTCCCGGCCTTCGTGAGATCGAAGCCGCTCGCATCGATCTGATAAATTGGAAATTGGAATTTGATGCCAGCTTCGACGGCGAGAACGGCGGCGGCGTGGGCGTCCGCCCCAAGCCGAAGTATGACCCGGATGCTATGTACGCCCAGTACCCCCGCGCCAAGGCGTATCTGGACGCGCTGGAGTTCGCGGCGTCCGAAAACGACGCAAAATCCGCAGCCGGCATGAAAGCGCTGGAAACCATCATCAACGGCGAAAACCATGAACAGGCCATCGCCGCCATGAACAGCGAGTGGGCGGCTTACTGCGAATCCCACCTCTGGGATTGACCCGAACAGCCGCCCACCCATCGAAACGCGCACCCCGCGCCCACGCTCGACAAATAAGACCACCTGCCGAACGTGGGCGCGTTTCCCCTTTTTTGTGCGAACAGCGCACATCGAAAATCCCACAAAAAAATGGAAAGGAGAGCAAAAAATGGCCCTCATCACCTGCCCGGAGTGCCACGGTCAAGTCAGCGACAAGGCAGACGTCTGTCCACATTGTGGCTATCCGATCAGAGAACAGCCTCACCGGCAAACCGAGAGCAATGCAGAACAGGCAGGTAGCGTTGACCGCCAGTTTTGCATCGACCGCATACAGGCCGGAAAGGTCTACATCCGGTGTAAATGCGGCTGCACCATCGAAAAGCCGTTTTCCTTTGTTTCTCGGAACAATCAGGAAAGCTACACGCTGAACGAAACGTTGATTTGCCCTCAATGTCATGCGGAGGCTTTGACCAGAACGGATCTAACAAACGTTCCATCCCAACGTATAGCTGTGCCCTCTCCTCGTTACGGAAACGCCGCTTCTGGCGTATGCCCGTTTTGCGGAAAACCCAACATCCAAGCTGTCAAAAAAGGCTTCGGTATCGGCAAGGCTGCCGTTGGCGGTCTGCTACTTGGCCCTGTCGGTCTGTTGGGCGGCGCAATCGGTGCAAACAACATCCAGTTTGTTTGCCTCTCCTGCGGCCGAAAATGGAGCAAATAACAAAACCCCGCGCGGCATCAGCCGTGCGGGTTTCATTTCTTCTGCACTATCTCATAGCAAGCGAGATCGTCCGACTTCCCATACAGTCCGCAAATGTCCCGGTTCTTACATTCACCGCATCTCCATCTGCGCTCACATTTTACACCAGACGTACTTTCTGGCCGTTCCGGTCGTTTCTTCACTCTCGACCCAAACGAAAACGGTCTATACTTCCCCACAAAACTACCACCCTTTCTTCAGGAGCATTTTACCCTATGCCGACTCTCCGGTCAACCGACCGGAATATTTTTTTGCCCGCTTCCCTTGACACGGTGCCTATACTCCATCATAGAAACACAAGAAAGGAGGCTTCCCCATGATCCCCTCCAACATCCAACTGGAAGATACCGTCACCCGCTGTATCGCCGACACCGAGAAAAGGGCCACCGGCAAAGTGATCTACATCCACCCTCTGCGCCGCTATTATGTGGTAGAGTTCCGCATGAAATACGGCAGCTTCCGCGAGTGTTACAACACCTGAAAATTTTTTCAAAAACTTTCAGAAGTTCCCTTGACACGGGGCGCATACTTAAAATTGCCGAAGGGGAGACCCCTTCCCCGACGGCTTCGGTGTACCCCCCGAATTATATAAGCCCTTCCATAAGAAAGGCTGCACCGGTCTTACATCCATTCTTCCGGTGTTCCCAGCGCAATTCTGGCAGGAACGCGGTCACGGTGGCGCAAGCCCCTCCGCCGCACGTCAGCTCGCCCACCAGGACGTAAACAAGGTGGGGATCCGGTGTCGTAGCTCAGCTGGCAGAGCAGCTCACTCGTAATGAGCAGGTCGTGGGTCCGATCCCCACCGATACCTCCAAGCCGCCCGTTGGGGTTCTCGTGCGAGTATCATAACATGGCAGAGAGGCCCGCCGCCCAGTCCCGCCCACTATCGGGCATCGGGAGAAGCGTCGGGGCTGCCGGCTAAATGGCGTCACCCAGCGCCATAAGAGAACGAGGCTTTCGCCGCGCCGCCAAAGCGGGATATGGCGCGGCACCCCCCTCAATGCAGACGTAGCTCAGTCGGTTAGAGCGCCACGTAGAGTGGATGCCGTTGGTTCGAGCCCAACCGTCTGCACCATAGGCGTGACCTCTTGCCTCGCAGCCGCACGGAGCGTAAGCCTGCGGAAGTGGTCTTTCCTGTGCGCTGTACGAAAGCGGCAGGACGAAGTAATTTATGTATTGGCTGGCACCGGCTTTGTAAAGATGAACGGATGCGACCGACGTACCGGCGCAGGGCTGAAAAGTTCCGTGGTTGGTTCGGGTGCCGGCGTGTGCGGCGAAAATCCGAGGCGATAACCTATAGATGTGGAAGCGGCGTGGTGGCGGCTGTCTTTGGACAAGGCCGCCGTGTAGGTCAGTAGCCATCCGCACCGGCACCCCGCCAACTGTGTCCCCGCAAAATTTGCAGCGTTAGTGTTCAACGGTCAGCACACCAGCCTTCCAAGCTGGGAGTGGCGGTTCAAATCCGCTACGCTGCTCCATGCCCGCCTGATGGATGACTTCCCCCGTCAGGAATGAAACCTCCGCATCTGGCAGCGGTGTCGCCGGGTCGAACCAGCCGGTAGCACGATTTGGGCGTGACAGCGAACGAAGGAACGCCCCACCACATCGGGGAGGCGGGCATCCCCCAGCCCGTCTTCCCCACTCTCTACGCAGGAGCGCCATTGGGGCGCTTGCACGGCACACACAGAAATCTCCTTTCTGCTGCTGTTGTTCGGACACATCAACACCTCCAATGTTCATGTCATCTTTTTCGTGCGCCGGCAAGCCATGCGGGTTCGACTCCCGCCTCCTGCTCCATCGGACGCGACAGGCGTCCGCGGTCCAGATAGGACCTCCTTTATAAATGCTGCGGCCGTAAGAAGCAGCACCGGGTTTTGTTCATTTTCCCCGGCTCCTGTTGGAATACAGGCAGGCCAAGCGATTTCTCCTTCCGGGCGGCGCGGTCTGGGCAACCCGCCGCCCAACCCCCTGGGGGGTTAGCTCAATCGGCAGAGCAGGCCGCTCATAACGGCCCGGTTCCGGGTTCAAGTCCCCGATCCCCCACCAGCCGCAAGGCGATAAAACGTTTCAGTCTAAAATCTACAACAGAAAGGAGGCACATTCCATGACCAAGAGCGAGTTTATTTCCACTCTGGCAGCAGCGACCGACATGAAGAAGTCCGACGTCGAGCGCGTGATCGCCGCCGCTGCCAACACCCTTACCGGCGTCATGCGCTCCGGCGACAGCGTGAATATCTCCGGCTTCGGCATCTTCACCAGCAAGGTCCGCGACGCGCACCCCGGCAAGAACCCCGCTACCGGCGAGGTCATCACCGTCCCCGCTAAGCGCGTGGCTATCTTCAAGCCCGCCAAGCAGCTCAAGGATGCCGTCAACGGCTGACGCGCCATCCGCAGCCATACAAAATATCCCACATTACGAGCCGGACGGCACACCGCCCTCCGGCTTGTTTTGTAAACTATATTTCCGTTGCGTTTTGAATATCGGCAAATATGCAAACACAGCCAGTGAAAATCATAACACGCTTTGCAGAAACACAACAAATAACATAAGAACCACTTTGCGAAACTTCTTACGAAAAGGAGAAACCTGACATGATTTACTTCGACAACGCCGCCACCACTCCGCCCGTTCCCGGCGCATTTGGTGCCGCCACACAGTGCGCCATCTTCGGCAACCCTTCCAGCGCCCACGCCGTTGGGCGCGAGGCTAAGGCCGAACTGGAATCTTGCCGTGCCATCATCGCCGACAAACTGAACTGCGAACCGGACGAGGTGTATTTCACCTCCGGCGCAACGGAATCGTGTAATTGGATGGTCAAATGCCTTCGCATGGAGTCCGACGGCATCATCTACAACGGCACCGTTCACCACGCCGTCAGCGAGGGCATCCACGCCTATTCTTCCCCCAACGCGCCCCGCGGCAAGCCCTCCGCCATCCTCTCCCTCGTCAACAACGAAACCGGGCAGATAAGCGACGTGTATGCTTTCCGCCGTAACAACCGCCCCCGGCGCATCGGCATAGACGCCACCGCCGCCGTAGGCCACATCCCCGTGGACTTCAAGGCGCTGGGTGCGGACTACATGGCTTTCGGCGGCCACAAGTTCGGTTCCCTCAAGGGCATAGGCGCGTTGATTGTCAAGGAGGGGTGTCCCATCGCCCCCATGATCTTCGGCGGCGCACAGGAGCGCGGTATGCGCGGCGGGACGGTCTCCGTCCCCCTTGTCAGCTCTATGGCCGCCGCCCTCACCTGGCGCTCCCTACACATGGAGGAAAACGAGAAAGCTATCCGCGCCGTCGCTCAGGAGTTTATCATTTCCCTTGGTTGCCACCGTGTGGATTTCGACATCAATCTGCCCGTCGGCAAAAGCAGCAAGGATTGCGCTCCCCACATCCTCTCCATCCGTTTCCCCGGTGTCTACGGCGCTGCCCTCGCCGCCGCCCTCAGCGTAAACGGCGTCATGGTGTCTACCGGCTCCGCCTGTTCCTCCGGCGACAACGCCGCCTCCGCCAACCTCATGGCCAGCGGCCTTACCGAGCAGCAGGCACTGGAGACCATCCGCTTCTCCTTCGACTGGTACAACACCACCGCCGAGGCATCCGAGGCCGCCGGCATCATCGCCGATATCGTCCCCACTCTCCGTCGCGGCTAAATTTTGAAAAATTTTTCAAATCCCTTGCACAAAATCCGCATTTGCCGGTAGACTATACTATGACAAAATTCTGTAAGGAGGACACCACCATGTCTATCAGACCTGAAAAACTCAAGCAGTACATCTCCCTCAAGGAAGCGGCCCTCACCCTGCGCCCCGACTTCGCCGTAGACTGCAACGATCCCAAACCCGAAAGCGAAACCGCCACAGTCTCCGTCGTGCTCCACACGCCGTTCATCGGTCTGGACAGAACCAAGACTGCTATCGCTTCCCTGTTCACATTCTGCGACACGTTCATTGTCGCCGACAGCGATGTGATCCCCAATATCGTCCGCTTCACCTTTGGCGTGGACGGTATGCAGAAGGAGGAATGACCCCATGCTCGTCACCAACGTGATAAAGCGCGAATACCCCTTCACTGTCCGCCGCAAGCGGGACGGCGAGATTATGACCATGCTCATCACCGCCGAAAGCGAGTCCGCCGCCCGCCTCCTGCTCCCCGACACCGTGGAGATTTTAGAGCCCCGCGAACCCCACAGGAAGGAGGAATGACCTGTGCCCCGCAGCTCTGCCGCCGAGCGCAAGCTTTGTGCCGCCACAGATTCCTACATCAAAAACTGCGCCGCCACCGGCGCTTCCCCCCGCACCGTCGAGGCGTACACCGCCACGCTGGAGAACTTCGTCAACTTCTTCATCGAGTCCAAAGAGAACTACGCCGACCCCTCCTACGCCACCATCCTTTTGTGGCGCGACAACCTGATCGACAGCGGCTGCAGCAACTACACCGTCGCCCTCTACGTCAACCGGCTCCGCACCTTTTTCGACTACGCCAGCGACCCCGAGTGCGGCAGCTGGTACACCAACAACCCTGTTTCCCGCCGCCTGACACCCGACACCCGCAAGACCGCCCGCCGTCCCTATGATGTGCTTCTCACCGACCAGCAGGTGATGAAGCTTTGGCGCAACGACAAGCCCGCCACCGCCAAGGCGAAAACATGGCCCAGGAATTACGCCATCGTCATCATGCTTCTGACCACCGAGCTCCGCAACGCCGAGCTTCTGGACCTCACCCCGGCGGATCTCCACTGGGAGGACGGCGAGCTCTCCGTCGAGAGCGGCAAGGGCAGCAAGTTCCGCCGCATCGAATTTCCCGACATCGCCCAGTCCGCCGTCCGTATCTATCTGGCCAGCGGCATCCGGCCGAAGGACCTTCCCGACACAGCGCCCCTGTTCGGCAATACCGCGCCAAAGGGTTCCTTCGGTCCCCGCACCGGCGATGATAGCCGCGAGTGGCAGCGCGGCTCCCGCCAGTGGCTCTCCACCCTTGTGGAATCCCACGTCAGGGCAGTCACCGGCGTTCCCGACATCCGCAGCCACGACCTGCGCCATGTAGGCGCCCGCATCGACCTCAACGCCGGTATGAAGCAGGAGGAGCTTCAGTCCAAACTGGGTCACACCAATCCCAACGTCACCCAGCGCTATTCAGGCCGTTTGCTTTCCCGCACCGGCAAGCGCTCCGCCGCCCTCGTTCTCGAAGCCCGTGAGCGTCAGGCGGACATCAACGCCAACATTTTGGCCGGGAGGGTGCAAAATGTATAAAGATTTGTCGCCCGCCATTGACGCGCCCGCCCGTTTGTGCTACAGTAAATGTGATGCAGCCCTCCCTTTACACACAGGTTGCGTCTCCCACTTTTCAAGCCCTCCCGCCGCCGAGTGTTACCCCCCCCTTCACTCCCGGCGGGAGGCGTCTTTCTGTTTCGCCCGTAAACGCCCTCTGCGGCGTTTCTTTTTTACCCGTCAAACTACCCTCCTGTTAAAGTAGAAAGCCCCCTGTGACGCTCTGTGCGCCGCAGGGGGCTTATTTTTATTTCTCCGGTCGTTTTTGCCCTATCGCCTTATGCGCTCCGAGGTCACTTCACGATCTCCCACGTGCCGCTTTTCCCGTCCGCGCTCCGCGTCACCTTCACGGTGTACGTTTCGGTCACGGTCGGCTGTTCCGGTGTCTCCGGCTGTTCCGGCTCCTGCGGCTTCTCCGGCTCCACATATTCCAGCCCGCAGAACTCGCACAGCGCCTTGCAGTCCGCCACAGCGCAATCCTCCATGTGCTCGTGGAACCACGCCGCGTCCTCCGGGTTGTCGTGGTACACGTGCTCCTGGTACACGGCGTAGGCGTTCGTGTCGTCCAGCTCGTGCAGGTCGCTCCGCGTCGCCGTCCGGCAGCCGTGGGGGTAGATGGCCTTCCGGTACTTCACCATCAGCTCCGCCAGCTTCTTCCCGTTGGCGCTGCTGGGGTGGTACATGGACAAAAATCCCTTTACCGTGCCGTGCCCGGTGGGGCCGTTGGTGCTACCGTTGGTGTGGGACACATAGTGCACCTTTGCGCCCCACTTGTTGCTCTCCTTGATGGCGCGGTACATATAGTCCGGGCCGTACTCGTCGCTCATGGGCGTCCGGCGGGGACCGCGCATGATGTCAAAGCCGCACCGCTCCAGCATGGGCTGCAAAATGTCCAGAAACTCGTTGTTCTCCAGCGTCTCATAGCACTGCTGGCCATCGGGACGCTTATAGCAGCACTGGTTGGCCATGTGGTACGCCGGGGACAGATAGATCTTCGGCTTCTCCGTCGGCGCGTCCTCGTCGCTCTCCTGATAATCCGGGTAGCCGAAAGTGTACGAGGACTTCACGCTGGCGTACTCCTTCTCGTACACGCCGCCGCCGTTGATCACCACGCCGCTCTGCGGGCTGGTGTTGCCCTCAATGGTGCGGAAGCCCTTGCCAACGATCTCCGTCACGATGCCCGTGTGGTCATCGCCGAAGAATACCACAGCGCCCACCTTCGGGGTGCTGCCCAGCTGTCCCGCCGCCTTGAAGTACCGCTTCAGGTAGTACACGCCGGCACCGAGGGAGTCCTCCGGGAGGAGCAGCAGCCGCTTCGCTTCATCAACGTCGAACGCCTTGATAAACCACCAAGCCAGGGAAACCGTACACCACGGGTATCCCTGCTTTTTCCCGTTATAAAAATGGGGGATGGCGTCAATGTCCCGTGCGTACTTCGTGAAGTTCTTGTCCCCTGCGTTGGCGGTCTTGCTGTCGAGATAGTGTGTCTCCGGCGTGTCGTTGGAAGCCTTCTCAAGATAGCCCAGCTCCTCCCGGGCTATCTTGATGACTTTACTGCCGCCGTTCATGCTGCTTCCCCCAGATCCTTCTCCTTTTTATAGCTGGCGCTGGAAATGCCCAGCACAGCACCGAGGAAAACGGTGATGCAGGAGATGGTGCTCACGATCTGCTCCGCATAGGGCCAGCCCCAGATACCGGCCAGACCGGAGTACAGCGCCGCAATAGCGGGCAGCACGATGATAACGCACCACTTGATGATGTCATACATACGATTGCTCAGCTTCATAGTTACTTCCTTTCCGGCTTTACGCCTCTCGCTTGATGGGCAGCTTCCTTACTTCCTCCATGACCCTTTTTGCACTGCCGTTGCCGCCCATCTTTTCATACGGCTGGTACAGATAGTCATTGAGGTTTTCGTACTCGTCCTGCGTGACGTACCCTCTCGTCACGTACACCATGCCCAGATGGATGATGCGGTCATGCGCCAGACCCACCAGCATCTTCCGCTCTGCGTTGTTCTTGTCCGCCCGCTTCGATACCAGTGCCCACAAGCCGCTGCTTGTCAGCACCGCTACCGCCAGCGGTACGGCGATCTGCTGTACCCACGGTTCCATTCGCCGCGTTCTCCTCTCAAATTATTTTTGCCCCTCGACACCCTTCGACCGTTTCTGACACGCCTCCTGTGCTATCCTGCTTGCAGAAAGGAGGTGTTCCCATGCCCGAGTATTTCACCCTGTTCAACGCCGTCACCGATGCCATTGCCCAGCTTGAAAAGGCCGTTGCCGCGCTCAAACAGGCACAGCTCGATGCCGAGGAAGCCTACATCCAGCGGGGGGAGTAATTCTCCCCGCCCCTTATTCTGCGTACACGCTCTCGATCAGCGCACACAGCTCCGTGTACTGCTCGTCCGTGATGCGCCCCACGGCGTAAAACACGTCGCACTTCTGCTGTGCCTCCTCACGGGTCTTGTAGAACCGCTTGTTGATGAGCTTCGTCATAATGTTGTACATAGTCGTTCTCCTTTCAGTTTGTTAAGCTTCCTTGTGCAGCCGGATGCACACGATACCAGAACCGCCAGCAGCGCCTACACCACGTTCTAAAGAAGAGGAAGTTGTTTTTCCCGCTCCACCTCCACCTCCTCCCCCAGTATTAGGTGTTCCAGCAGTAGCATTGGTACTGTATCCTGCACCATTACCTCCACCTCCTCCGCCACCTTGACCTCCATTGGGAGCGCCTATAACACTGTAGTTAGAAGAGCCACCACCGCCGCCACCAGCATAAAGTTTCCCGGTTGCCTCCCCAAACTCCCGTGTAGTAGTGCCTTGGCCAGCTCCTGCATAACCTGCGGCGTCATAATAGCCCCCGTTTCCACCATCCACACCTCCAGCAAGTCCACCTTGGTTTGAAGCAGTCCGGGCGCCGCCTTGGCCCCCACCCGAACCCCCATCCCCGCCAACGTTCCTGTTGGTGGTCCTTGGTGCTCCACCACTAACCGAAGAACCAAACGCAGAAGTAGTCCCGCCAGCGTTGCCAAAAGACAGGTTGCTTGTCTGCTCAGCCCCACCACTGCCGATAATTACCTGATATCCCTGCCTTGCTCTTGGAATAATATTTAGGAGCGTTTTAGTATAACCACCAGCCCCACCACCAGCTCCATCCGCGTCACTATCAGGCTGTGTAGTTCGCCCGCTATTTCCACTGCTACCGCCACCTACCATGAATACATCAATAGGCGTTTCCTTCTTGAACGTAAGCACACCGCTTGTCAGAAATTCCACAACGCCGTCCTCAAGGCGCTCGTTGTACTGTCCCGTATAGGTAAAATCTAACCGGTCAACAGTACCCCCCCCCCCCTTACGGCACTGGAGGAAGCCAACAACGAGATAGACAGCCTGACGCAGCAGCTGGGCGAGGCTGTGGAAACCATCTATCAGGCGGATATGGAGGTTATCGGATGAGCATGATTATCGGT